TCAGTCGTGCAGGTGTTCGGCGGCGTGCAGGGTATTTTCCAGCAGGCAGGCGCGGGTCATCGGCCCGACGCCGCCCGGCACCGGGGTGATCCAGCTGGCGCGTTGCGCCGCCACCTCGTATTCCACGTCGCCGACCAGGCGGCCGTCGGCCTGGCGGTTGATGCCGACGTCGATGACGATGGCGCCTTCCTTGATCCACTCGCCCTTGACCAGTCCCGGCTTGCCGGCAGCGACCACCACCAGGTCGGCGCGCGACACATGGTCGGCCAGGTCGCGGGTGAAGCGGTGGGTCACGGTGACGGTGCAGCCACCCAGCAGCAACTCCAGAGCCATGGGCCGGCCGACGATGTTCGAGGCGCCGACCACGACCGCGTCCATGCCGTACAGGTCGGCGCCGGTGCTGGCGAGCAGGGTCATGATGCCTTTCGGGGTGCAGGGGCGCAGCAGGGGCATGCGCTGGGCCAGGCGGCCGATGTTGTAGGGATGGAAACCGTCCACGTCCTTGTCCGGGTGGATACGCTCCAGCAGCAGGGAGGCGTCCAGGTGGGCGGGCAGGGGTAGCTGGACCAGGATGCCGTCGATGGCGGGATCGTCGTTCAGGCGGTCGATCAGGGCCAGCAGGTCGTCCTGGCTGGTTTCGGCGGGAAGATCGTAGGCCTGGGAGAGAAAGCCGACTTCCTCGCAGTCCTTGCGCTTGTGCGCCACATAGACCTGAGAGGCCGGATCGGTGCCGACCAGGATCACCGCCAGGCCGGGAACGCGCAGGCCTTGCTGGCGGCGCTCGGTCACGCGTTGGGCTATCTGCTGGCGAAGGTTGGCGGCGATCGCTTTGCCGTCGATCAGTTGTGCGGTCATGTCGGAAGGGTAACCATCGAATCGGGTGGAAAAAGGACGCGCATTTTCGCATGGACGCCGCCCGGGGCAAAGGAGGCGACCCGCGGATTTGCCGTAACTCCTTTATATAGCTGAATTTTTTTAAAAAACCCGTTGACGGCCTTTCGCCCCCTGTATAACATGCGCCCCGCTTGCCGAGCACAGCCGGACGCAGGGTAAGAGGTAATGCAAGTCGGTTGCTGACTTTGTGATTGCCAGAGCTTAAAGTTTGCGCTCAGCATTGAATGCAGATGAATAAAGCGCCCGTAGCTCAGCTGGATAGAGCATCCGCCTTCTAAGCGGATGGTCGCAGGTTCGAGTCCTGCCGGGTGCGCCATTCGGCGAATCGGCAAGAAGCAGGCGATGTTTTACCGCAAGTCGTAATATGGTGGGCGTAGCTCAGTTGGTAGAGCACAGGATTGTGGCTCCTGGTGTCGTGGGTTCGATTCCCATCGTCCACCCCATATTCCGAAGCGCCAGGCCCGAGGCCTGGCGTTTTCATTTCCAAGCAGTGTCCCGCGGACGTGGTGGAATTGGTAGACACACTGGATTTAGGTTCCAGCGCCGCAAGGCGTGAGAGTTCGAGTCTCTCCGTCCGCACCACCTTCTAAATCAAGTGTTTACGAGCTTCAGCGGCCCTCCATGTAGATGCGCTGGATTATCAGCGTGAACAGAACGTGAAATGCGACTTTCACGGACTTGATCAAGAACCCCTACAGCATCCCTTACCCTGGCCGGAGCAAGGTGGGCATATCGCTCAGTCATCGCGACTGTCGAGTGTCCGAGCAGATCCCGTACATCCGCCAGCGGAACGCCGGCGCTGACCAGCCATGCCGCGCAGGTGTGGCGCAGGTCGTGAATCGTAAAGTCCGCAATCTTCGCTGCCTGGCAGGCCTGCTTGAAGCCGGCCGAAAGCGATACCACTCGATCACCGTTAGCGCGCGCAAAGACCCAGGGGCATTCCGGGCTGGTCTCGGACCTGAATGCCATTCGTCGCTTTAGTGCTGCCATCGCCCCTTCGTTGATCGGGATGCTCCGGCGCTTGCCTGCCTTCGTGTGGGATGCCTCCAAGTAGATCAGTCGATTGGCGAAATCCACTCTGCGCCACTCCAGGCCAAGCATTTCCTCCCGCCGGCATCCGGTGTTCACCGCTAGGCGGATGAAGTCCTCGAGCATCGGGCCAAACTTCTGGACGCGCGCGGCGCGGCACAGGGACTCGACCTCCGCCCTTGTCAGCCAACGATCACGTCCCTCGGCCTCGCGCATCTTCCGCCCCTTCACCGGGTTAGGAAGGGCCCACTCCAGTTCTGTGTTGCAGTGGTTGATCGCCGCGGACAGTGCGGCGAGTTCTCGGTTGATGGTTGCCGGGGATGCGCCGGCATCCAACCGATGCGCTCCATATCCCCGGATGTCCTGGCCCCCTAGATCGTTGACCACGCGTCCGGCAAAATACTCGCGCAGCGGCTTTATGCGGTGCACGGTCGTTTCGTAGCTGCGCTGATGCTGGCGAGCGTGTTGCAGGTACGGAATGATCACCTCCTCAAAGGTCCTGGGCGGATTCACGCCCATTTCCTTTTCCTTCCACGCTTTCGCGCGCTCCTGTTGCTCTAGTGCTTTCGCTGCCGAGTAGTCGGCAGTTCCAGAAGAGCGTCTAACAAGCTTTCCTGTTGCTGATTTGAAAGAGATCCACCAGTAGGCGGAGTCGTTTCTCTTGTACGGCATACTTCCTCCGGTACGCCGACCGCGTCGCGCATGCTAGCAGCGGCTTCCTCTTCAAGCATCTGTTCGAGCTTTTCCTTGTGGACCCGGATGGTCTTTTTGAACCTGACCACCGGGATCAGCTTTTCGTCCGCGTAGCGGTACGCGGTCCTGCGGCTCACGCCGAGAATGCCGGCGGCCGCCTCAACTGAAATCAAAGACATAGCGAGACCTTGGCCGATCAACGGCATCGGGTTGGCGGGTAGAATTCGTGGAGGCTTGGCCGGGCAGGGCGCCCGCATCGGGCAATATGGGGGTTAACTGCTCGGTCAGGCCTTCTGGTAGGATTTGAACGACCAGCTGGGTTAGCTCAGGGAGAGCTAGTGGCGCCCGGCTGGGTTACTTGATGAGTTCGGCTGGGACGTTGATGGTTTCGCCCAGCTTCGCTCGAACGATGGCGCGGCAGGCTGCTATTAGGTGGGTTGGACCTGCCGATGTTGCATCAGCTGGCATATCGCAGCCGCAGGCTGTGAAGAATCGCAGCGGTTCGCCATGCCAGTCGCTACCGATCCACTCGAATTCAAAGCGGTGCTTCTCGATCAGTGGCCCTCCGAAGGTCCAATTTGTCGAAGGCGAATAGTCGCAGTAACCGAGATTTGGGATGAAGGCTCGGCGGAAGGGATGCTTCATGAGGTCATATCCTTCGATCACCGCAACGGCCCAATCAAGCGCTGCCCCCTCAAGCTCGCAGGTCTTCACTTCTACGGTTTCGCTCATTCCCCACCTCCTGCCTTCCTGGCCTTTAGCATGGCGTCGGCGTATCGATAAGCAACCCTCGGTATGTCAGCAAGAGGATTGCTATGTGGCTTGCTTACGCTTGACTCTATGTACGTCGGATGAAGCAAGGCCTGCATCGCCTTGGCCGCGAAGTAGTCGCGCAGGGTCATTCCCGCTTCGGACGTGTACATCGATTCCGAGGGAAACGCTTGTCCACCGTTGTCTTTCATCACTCCCCACCTCCCATAGACTTGCCGATCTCGGCGGCGGCGCGAGTGATTGCTCTGCGGGTGGCGCATTGCTCTCCATACGACAAAGCGTCTGCGCGATAAGCTGGCCCAGTCAGTATTTCATGGAGGCGTTTGTGCAGACTCGTAGAGACAGCCAGCCTCAGCGCGTCGCCGTCGTCATCACGCGGGTTCCAGGTGACATCGAAGTCATGCCGCATCTCATTTATCCAGCAGCAGTGGTTGTCATAGGACCAGCTCAGTTTGTACCCCGCCGCCCGCGCCGCCAGTTCGAGTAGTGTGCGGTCGTTCATTGCGTTGCTCCATCTCTGCGTAATAGGCGGCTCCGGCACAACCACCACCCTTGCGCGCAGGGATTCCAGCTCTTCCTCCAGTTGCTCGACTTCGGACTTCAGCTCATTGGCCTTGTCCGTCATCATCTTGAGCGCGTCGTTTTCAACCTTGGTCAGGAACTTCTGCTGCGCGACTTCCTCCCTTAGCGCCTGGGCCTCGGCTTCGAGTGCGTCGAAGTCATCCTCACGGACGCACCGGATGTTCCGCGCCTCATCGCACCAGAACCGCTGAACCTTACTCATGACCCACCTCCTTTCGTGGTGGCATCGACTCATGACGAGGCCTGCTGAGGCGCCCAGTCGGGCTGTTGAGTTTCTCTGCTAAGGCATGAGCTTGCGCCTGGCGCTCAGGTCGAGCACCGAGCGGGCACCATACATGCCACTCCCATTTTCCAAATTCGTCTTGTTCAAGCGTCAGCTTCGGTTCGCCGCGCGGATCGCCAGATGCGAACAGAAAAGCCATCACAACCCCTCCTTGCCGGGCGCGGCGGCGAGTGCTACGACCGCGCGCACTGCTTCATCTGGCGTGTCAGCCTCAGCGTGGTGTTGAACCTCGCCATCTTCGCCGTACAAGTCTGCGTGCCATTGCCCCTCGTACTCCGGGGTAAGGCCGATACGGTGGCGGATAATGGATTGCATGAGGGCCGGGCGATGCAGCAGGCTACGGATGATGACTGCCGCCGTCCGCACAGCGACTGCGTTGTCCTTGAACTGGCCAGCGTCAGCGACACGCAGGAAAGAGTTAGCTTCCTCATTGGTCGTCTCCGGCACGCTGTGCTGAGCCTGGGCTACAGGGGCGGCACAGGAATCCAGCAGTCGCTGCACAAAAAGGTCAAACTCTTCGGCACTGAATAGGTAGCCGTCTCCGTCATCTGCCGGCTGCCCTTCCTCAAACGCCATTTGGTGAATTTCGTCAGGCCCAGGCACGTCCACCAGGTCCTGCTTCTCCAGCTCCGCCAGCTTGGACTCAAGCGAGGCGACCCTGGCCAGGGCGGCGTCGCGCTCTGCCGTGCGGCCCGAAACCAGACCATCAAGACGAGCAATTTCCGCTTCCCGTTCTCTGATTTCGTTCTGTAATGCCCGGTACGTTTCCTGGCCGGAATCCATGTAATCGTTCTTGTGCTGGCGGAGTTGGGCGATCACCGCCCGCAGCTCCCCGACGATGCGGTCGTACTGGGCGACGGTCATCAGCGGCCGGCGTTCGACGGTGTAGGAGCGTTCGAACTCCTCGCCTTTCCCTGGGTGCCATAGACTCCATCCAGTTTGCGGGCCTGCGGTGACGCGGTATTGCCACGCCACCACCTCCGGCCGATCCGCCTCTGCCGGCTCAGGCTTGAGTGCTTCAGCGGGCGCTTCGTTGAACGCTTCCGCATGCGGGGCTAGGTTGAGCGGGTCGAGGTCCGACGCCGGGGAGGGTTGCGCCAGGGCGGCGTGATCAGGTGCAATTCGAGCGTGCGTGACCATCCAATCAAACACGTCCTTCATGTCATTCAGCGATACGCCAATGAACTTGCCGTCCTTCGTGCACAGGTCAAGCAGCCTCTCGCCACCCTTCATGAGCATCAGGAAATTTGGATTGAGTATGTTGGGTAGAACGGTGTTGTTCAGGTGATCATTCCAATCGCGCAGGCGCTCGATCTCGTCAGCGGCCTCCTCCTGGTGGCCAGGAAGTGCCTCACCTTTACGCAAAAGACTGATCAAATGTCGGTCATACTCTTGTGAGACTGGCGATGGAACCTCCTGTGCGCCCTCTGCCTGGAAGTCGCGCTCATCCCCGCCTGCCTGCTCTACCGCAGGATGTGCCGGACAGGGATGGCGGAGGGAGCCGCCTCCGGAAGGGCAGGTGCAGGTGGCGTCGGGGCTCGCTCCTTGTAGCCCCTCGGCCGGGCTCAATGAGGATTTTTTCTGAGAGCCGGCCCGGATGTTCTCACCCGTAACTGTGGCGCTGGTAGAGCGGATCTGGTCCATCTGAATTTTCGATGCGGTCATGGGATTTTTCTCCAGGCCTCGGTATTGGCGAGGTCAGAAACGGTTATCAGTCGGCGCCGGCGCTCGATGTTTTCGAGTTGAATGACCTCACCCAGGCTGTCGATGACGACCCAGTGAATGCCGGTGGGAATGTGCAGGTAGCGGGCTGGCGCGTTAGAGGGGTAGAGGGCGTTTATGCGGCGGACTGCGGGGCTTTCGTCGAATGGCATGGCTCATCCTCCGGGTAGACCCGAACGCCATCGGCGCCCTGGGACTGGTTGATCGCCATCTGCTTAACCGCTCTCGCGATGCGCAGAATGTCGTCCGGTGTCATGAGCTGGCTTTCTTCAGGCCAGCCGGTGACCGTCACACCGAAAGGGCGGTGATTCGCTGTTAGCTGGTGCATGGGGTTATTCCTGTTTGGTCAGGGATGGCAGACTTCGACGACGCGGTGATAGTCGCCACGGAAGGGCATGGCCTTGTAGCCCTGGTTCATGGGGTAGATTCCCCAGGACTGGCAAGAGCAGGCCGCCATCATCGCCGCGTACTTGATGACCTCGATGACGTCTTTCTTGATGTACATGACATGGCCCTCATGCACCCATCGCCGATATGATCTGTGCCGAGTGACTGCGGCTGACGGGAATCCAATCCTCTGTTCCGAGCAGAAGCACTTCCCCGGCCTGGGCGTCGTCGGGCCGGCGCTTGAACATGCTGATCAGCGAGCGTCGGACCAGGGCCTTACGGTGGGTGCGGATGAACTCGTCGGAGAACTCTGTTTCCAGTTCCCTGATCGTGTCGCGCAGCAGCAGGAACCCATCCGCGTAGTACGCGATGACGTACTTATCCTCGGCGATGAAGTGGGTGATCTGCTCAAGCGGGATTTCCTTGGAGTGCTTGCCGCATGTGGCTTTGAGTACGGTTCTCATGCTGCTTTCCTCATGCGCTCTCGCATCTGATGTTCAAGCTCTGCCAGCTCTTCCAGGAACGCCATAACCTCAGCCTCCATCTCGCGGATGCGTGCCTCGTCGCGGTGATAGCGGAAGCAGACGTATTGCAGTTCTTCCGGCAGGCGATCATCGAAGCTCACGAAGTCGACCCACTCGCGGCCGCTGCATGACATTTGGGCGAGCATCTGCCACTCGTACTGTGGGTCGTGCTTGCCCGACTGCATCGTGTAGATGTGGGTTGCGGTTGACGGGCATTTAATCTCGACGAGCCCATGCTCCCCCGCGAGGCCATCTGGCGACGCGCCAAATCCATCGATTCGCGGATGGATGATAAGGCCTGTTTCGATCGTCATTACGCCTGCATTGAACTCGTAGGCCGAGCGAGCAATCGGCTCCAGGTCGGTACCACGCTGCATTGCGGCGCTGGTGAATCCTTCCTCGCGCTTGCCGGTCAGGCGCTCGCACAGGAGCTGCATCATGTAGTTCTGGCGGGTAGCAGAAGGGGCGCCACTGCGCCCCTTTGCCATTACGTCCTTGACCTTGCTGGCGGTCACGCGGCCGAGTCGTGCCGCGAACCATTCATCACTACGCTGCTCGATCATCGCCGGTCTCCTCGAATTCAACGTCGATAGGTGCCTCCAGAAGTTCTTTCTTCCGCTGGTCCTTGGCCGCCGTAAGCTGGTCGCGCGCGCCCTTTGTCTTGTAGGCTTTCCAGGCATTGCTGAATGCTGCCTGCAAGTCTTCCATTGTTGGGGAGTCCTTGATCAGGCATACCGCCTCGCTGACGTCCTCGTACTGTTCTGCGGGAGTGACGTCTCGTTCAACGATCCGCTCGGCCTCGTCCTGGTCGTATATGCCGGCGAACCCGAACGCGAGGCGTGCGCACTGGATCATTGCCTTGTGGCGAAGCATCCGGCGCGGATGGGACTGCCAAGGCTGGGTGTTCCGCTTGCACTCGGCCATGTACTCAGTCGCGCTGATGGCATGGCTGCGGTCCTTCCGATAGATCTTGCAGGTGCATTCGGTTCCCTGCTGGTCCATTGAGAATTCCATGCCATCGAACTGTGGGTTCTCGTTGATGATCCGAGCCCAGCCATCCACACCAACAACCGGCACGATGCCGTTGTTCTTGTCGGGGAATGCGTACAACTCCTTGGTGAAGGGGTTCAGCTTGTACTGGTCTGCCACGATCAGCAGGGCGACCATCTGCGAATCATTGACCTGGCCCTTGAAACAGGTCTGCTTGAGCGTGTTCGCCACTTCTTCAGGCGTGGTACCCATCTCGTAGCGCGTGGCGAACTTCGTCAGGAGCGGTGTTAGTGCAGTTCCCATGTGAACCTCAGTAGTTGATCGAGATATGAGGAACCTTGCGCTGAGCGATCAGTATGATCGCCTGCTTGGCGCATTCCTCGGGCATGCCGCCGGCTATAAGGGCTGCCAGGGCTTCGTTGTTGATGGCTTTCTTATGGGCCTTATCGGCTTCTCGGGCTGCTGCCTCGCGCTCGATCCTGGCCTGCTCGTCTGCCTGCCGTTGGCGCTCTGCGGCAGCGGCTTCTTCGGCGCGCCGCTGTGCATCACGCTCAGCTTGCTCGGCGCGCTGCTGTGCTTCCAACTTCTCGCGCTCCGCCTTCTCGGCAGCGAGTCGCAGTTCCAGTTCCCTGCGCTCGGCGGCAGCCTTTGCCTCGGTTTCTCGGCGAGCGGCGGCTTCGCGTTCTTCCTGGGCGCGTCGTTCCGCTGCCAGGCGCTCGGCCTCGGCTGCTTCGCGGGCAATGCGTTCCTCGCGCTCTTTCTGCTCGCGAGCAGCAGCTTCGGCGCGCAGTCGCTCCAGCTCGGCCTGCTCGGCTTCATACTTCTCGCGTGCAACGAGGGCTTCGCGCAGCGCGGCCAGGGCCTTATCCTTGGTGCGGGCGGCCTCGGTTTCGAACTCTTCCCAGTCTGCGCCAATGGATAGGCCTTCCAGCCATTCAATGTTGGCTTTCAACTCGGTCGAATCTAGGTCTCGGCATTCCAGGCGCAGGTTGATCTGATCGATGCCGGCCTGGTGTTTGGCCTTGCGCATTTCCTCGCGCTGCTCCCACTCCGTTAGGGGCTGGCGTACCTCTGCCTGCCAGGAGTCCAGCAGGTCACGCATGCGCTTACGCTCGGCGTCGACCTTCTTCGGCACTTCCTTCAGCTCGGCGACCAGTTCCTTACCTACGTTGTCCAGCGCCGTCTTGGAGCGGGCTACCTTGTAGGCGATGGAGGCGATGGCCTCTCTGCCCTTGCGGGTAGTGACGTCTGGCACGAAGCCGTCGATCTCTTCGCGAATCTTGGCCAGGAACGGGTCAAGGCCATTAGCAGACGAATAGACCTGTAGGGCGGTTTCTTTGGCCGGAACTTCGACCAGTTGGGTTTCTGCGGACATGAGTGATCCTCGCCGCGCATGCGCAGCCAGTGAAGGGAGGGGTTATTGCTTGTGTGCGTTCGGATCGACGATGTGCTTGTCGAACAGCTTTTTGTGCCGGCGCGCGAAGCGAGCAAGGTGAGCTACGGCAAAAAGCGTCAGGCCGCATACCGTGATCGGGTAGAGGTCAAAGGAAAGCAGGAGAAGGCTAGGGGCTGTGACAGCTATCAGAACTGGGTAGAAGAAACCACTTGCACCATCGCTCCCAAGCTTGTTCTTTGAATGCCGGTAGACATAAACGGACCAGCGATCATCTTCCAGATGAAACCCAAGTAGACCCATAACCCAATGGGTCAGAAAGTTGTGTCGCGGCGGCTTCGAATCATCAATCCAAGCCCAAGCCCTACCCCAAGCCCAAGCAAGAAAGACGGCAAAGGCCCATAGAAAAGCAAGAACGAGACCAAGGATAAAAGTGAACAGATAATCAGAAACTTGCGTGATATGTTCATGAGGCATGATGTTCTCCAGGTAGAAGGGGAAAGGCGCTTACGGCGCCACTCGGCAGCGTCACCCCTGCGGGATGAATAGCGTTGCGCTAGAAGCCGCTGCTGCGGGTGTTTTCTTCATGCCGCCCACCGCCCGCTGGGGAAGCCGCAGTTATCCGGATTACCGGCCTGCTGCGGACAGGTGCGTAGATTCTGCGGTGATGATGCCGCCCCAGATCGGGCCGGCTGCGAGAATGAACAGGTACAGCAGGCCGCCGAAGAGGCTGCCTAGCCAGATTGCTGTGCGTCTGGTGTTCATAGCCCCGCTACCTCAACAAGCGCCACGGCGAAGGCCAGGATGCTGCCCAAGAAAAAGGCCGCGAAGAACGTTGTCTTGGCGGCCTTGGTCAGGTCGATGGTGATGGTCATGGCGTGCGCTCCTTGATCTTCATCCCAATCTCAATCCCTTTGCAGAATCCCTCGAAGACGCACAAAGTTAGGAAATCGGTATATTCACCTTCTCCATGGTTATGGCGCTTCTTCTTGTAGATGGTTAGCTCTCGCTCGAAGATTTCACGCATTTCATCCTTCGTCATGGTGTGCTCTCCATGGCGGAATCGATGGCCACATAGTCGTCGTACTGAATAGTTACCGTGAAGTCGCTCTTGTCTTGCAGGCACCATTCTTTCTCTGCGCGGCGCTCAACCTCGTCCATTATTGGGCGCCATAAGGAAAGCTCAGCCTCAGCAGCGCGCAGGCGGGCGATAAGACCGCGCAGTTCTCCCATGGTGATTGCTGCGTCTTCGTCGCCAAGGTAGGCGGTATGCTGCGAATACCCTTCCAACTCCGCCAACTCCTCATCACTGATCGGTTGCACGGTCATTTCCCTTCCTCCTGGCGGCGGTAGTCATGTCGAGCAAACTGCTTATGGAGTAACTCTCGAAGAACACAAGAAGCTTGATATGCCTCCTCTGGAGTTTTGTGATATCCGGCGCTGTACCGCTTCCCCTCTGCCTGTGCATAGGCAAACCAGAGGCCTGACTGTTTGTGCAGGCTAACTCCTTTGTATCCAGATGTATTGTTCGACTGGATTGATTTGTTCATGTTGTTCTTTGAGTTGTCAGCCAGCCTAAGGTTTGAGATTCGGTTGTCTGATCTAACTCCATTTATATGATCTACCTGACCAGGCGGCCAATCTCCATAGTGATATAACCATGCCAGTCTGTGGCCAGAGTAGTCCTTTCCATCAACACATATGCGGATGTATCCGATAGCATTCAAACAACCAGCTTTCGAGCCAGCTTTGCAAGAACCTTTAGCTATTCTATGAGTAAACTCTCCAGAATCGCTGTTGTATTCAATCAAACATTTAAGCCTATCAGCGTTCATTTTTTATTGGTTAGCCTCCACCCGGCGTCGTAGAGTGCGTAAAGCGTAGGGTACTGATATGGAACTCCTTGAATTGACATAGCCATATCACCGACTGCCTTCTCCCGCTCCTCGGCGGCGATCTGCTCGGGAGTGCGGATGCGCCTGAAGTTTTCCGGGTTTCCGACGATGAATGAGTCGCCGTCCTCGGGCTGTAACCACGCATCGCCATTGGCGTAGGCCAGCACGGTTACGCGCCTCCACTCGTGATCCAAGCCGGATTTCCATTCCACCAGCAGGCCGGTTGGCGGCAGGCCCTGGCCGTCCCAGGTGGCAGGTTCTACGGGGCGGGCGATCAGGTTCTGCATGCTCTCGTCGAAGACAGTCGGATCGATGATGTGCTCAAGCGCTCGCCAGGGTCTCACGACCCACATTTCGCGAGCCTTCCCCCCTTGAAGTCGGAACCATGCCGCATGGAAGCCACGTGATTCCGGTTGGTAGTGCGTCGCACCCTCTGGTGCCTTGGTCCAGTCAATGCTCATACTCGTCTCTCCCTAACCAGTCGTTCAGCGTTCTCGATCAGCGTTGCTTCGAATGCGCGGAACCAGATGCGTTGTGCCAGTTCCAGGTCGCCTCGGCGCACTGCAAGCAGTAGCTGCGTCATCGGGCACTCTTTGCCGTCTACCTCGGCGAGCCACTCGGGCACGAATCCAGCAAAGCCGTAAACCGTGAACTCCGGCCCGATAAAGGGCCTCTCTTTCCGGTCATGGAACGGCACGCAATCACCGTCCTCGCAGTTCAGCAGCTTCCCGACTTGCTCAGTGACATACTCGCGGTCGCCGTCATCGTCGGGCGGTAGCGCGTTGTCCCAGCGCTCCTGGGCGTATTTCAATGCGGTGTTCATGTCTCACCTCGCGTTCGCGTGCATGCGGCAGCGTCCTGTCTTGCTGTCGTCATACAGGCGATTGAAAGTGAAAGCCCGGCAACGTCTACGCCGGGCTTTCTGATTGGCGTGTTGTTTTTGGCGGGAAGCGATGCACCGGATTGCATTTGGCTCCCCGGTGGTACATCGCCCTAACCAATGCCGACGGATCGGCCCCTCAGCGGTTCGGGTACGCCATTCAGGTTGCGCCGATTCCGGCAGCGCAAATGAAAGCGTGATCCCGATCAGGATGATCAGAAGCATGTCGATTCCTTGGCGAAAAAATGCCCGGACTTGACGGGCTAAGAGGGGTAGGGTGGGGATGGCCTGGATGCCAGCCAGGCAAGCGGTAGTAAAACGTCGACAACGGCGTCATCGGTGGAGAATCGCCTAGAAAGACACCGACTCGCCGCTATTCGTACGCCCGCCTTGGCAGGCCCGCTTACTCATCCCCATTTAGATTTACGTTTTAGGCCTCACCGCGCTCGATGGACTCAGTGTCCTCGCCACGGTTATCCAGCCATGCGCGCATGTTATCGGCGGCGGTCATTTCGTCGCCCCAGCCGGCGGCAGTAACAATGGATCCGCTAAGTTCTTTTTCTTCTGCAAGACTCTCAGTGATCTGTTTTGCTAATTCTTTAAACTGCTCACTGTCCTTTACTTGAAAGACAGCAGTGAAGAACTCTTGGCTCATACGGCCTCCGGTTTGGTGGAGAAAGGGTGGGGATGGCCGGATTTTCACCGGCGGCTTAATTGGTCACTGCCAATAAGCATTACCGCTATTCGCATGCGATACTCATCCCCATTGAAGGGTGGCGTCCTTGCCGGGGAAGTCAGATGCCTTCGTACTCTTCGTGCATATGTCCTCCTGCTGTGGTTAGGCGGTTGCCTTGGCGATTGCGGCTCTTGCTTTTGCGATCTCCTTCTTAATGAAGTCGTCATCACATTTCAGAAGGATCAGGCTAGAGGTAATCCGATTCACCGCGTCCTCAAGAGCATCAAGCAGCTCAGGTGAAGCGGCTATCAGTTTTGCGTTTGCAATCGACATAGCAACGTCTTCCGCTATGTTTTGCTGGTTCGGCGATGCGGCATTGATGTTTGAACAGATACACTTTTTTCCACAGAAGACCATGTTATTTCGAGACACCCAAGGCCCCGGCGTATGCGATTGCTTGCTCATTCTGTTCTCCTGCCTGTCAGGCGTCTTGCTGTTGAATAGGACGACGCTTCAGACGGATCGGCAAAAACATCGTCAGAAGCAGAAATCCCCACATTGCTGCGAACTCGCCAAGTGATGGCATGGATTCCTCTCTTGCCGTATCAGGGCAGATGGAGCGAACGCCGGGCGCTTCCCCGGATGCGTCAGGTCTGGCTGCGCTAGCCCCTAGACTCGTTCGCTGTTCGATGGCAGCTCACTCGTCGAATTCGACGAACTCGCCCTCGGCATTCAACTGGTACCAGGTGTCCGGCTCTACGCCGTTCTCCCCGACCTTGCTGGCGCGGATATGGATTAGGCGCCCCTCGTCGTCACGATGACATAGGACGATGGCGCTACCAGCAGATGCGCGAGCGCGGCCTTCGATGCCCAGGGATGCGGCGACGGACTCCTTGCCGCTGACCTCGGCTGCCGATTGGTAGCCGGTGTTCGACGCTGCCGAGCGGTTGCCGGTGTTCGACGCTGCCGAGTAGTCGCCGGTGTTCGACGCTGCCGAGCGGTTGCCGGTGTTCGACGCTGCCGAGTAGTCGCCGGTGTTCGACGCTGCCGATTGGTAGCCGGTGTTCGACGCTGCCGAGCGGTAGCCGGTGTTCGACGCTGCCGAGTAGTCGCCGGTGTTCGACGCTGCCGAGCGGTTGCCGGTGTTCGACGCTGCCGAGTAGTCGCCGGTGTTCGACGCTGCCGAGTAGTCGCCGGTGTTCGACGCTGCCGAGTAGTTGCCGGTGTTCGACGCTGCCGAGTAGTCGCCGGTGTTCGACGCTGCCGAGTAGTCGCCGGTGTTCGACGCTGCCGAGTAGTTGCCGGTGTTCGACGCTGCCGAGCGGTAGCCGGTGTTCGACGCTGCCGAGTAGTCGCCGGTGTTCGACGCTGCCGAGTGGTTGCCGGTGTTCGACGCTGTGCCGCCTACCACCGTCTGCTCAACCGACTTATCTACCTTGCTCATGATCCAGTCGATGGCTCGCGAGATCATGGTCGGCATGCTGATTTCCGCCTCCACCACCAGGGTGGCGCTGGCGATCTTGCTGTCATCGTCGTGACGGCTCAGTTGCCCCGAAGCCTTTACGATGGCGAATCGGCTTTCGCCTGGGGCGTAGTAGCCGAAGACATCGAGGGGATACTCACACGAGTGGAAACCCGAAGCACATGCCTCTACCTCACCCTCATGCTTGTAGGTGCCGCCGATCTCGAACTGGTAGTCGCGGCAGGTCAGGTCTTGCTTGAACCCCTTGTAAGCGGTCACGACCTCTTCGGACGCAGCTTTTTTCTTGCTCGCCATCGCGATTCTCCGTTTTAGGTTTGCCCTGGGTTGGGCGATAGGGCGCCCGGATGGGCAAATGGGTTGGAGCTGGTGATGCCCTGCTACCGGCAGGGCGGCGGGTTAAGCTGCGAGCTTCTTGGCTTTCCTTAAGGCGCGCTCGAAACTCTCGAAGTAGTAGGTCTTTTCCGGCTTGAATACGTCTCCGACGTACAGCATCGTTGCTGCGGGATCGCGCTCAAGCACACGGCCTCCAACGAATCCGCGCGGGCGGCAGTCGGCTATCAGGATTCCATCCTTTGGCAGATGCTCACCGAATCCAAGCACGGTAACTCCAGCCGTCTTGCATGCTTCAATGCGTTCCTTCTTGAGAGCAAGAAGCCCATCGCTTCTTGTGTAGAGTTTCATGTCCTTTCCTCGGTGATGCCCCGGCGAACCGGGGCGGGTTGACTTCTTCGATGCCCCTCTTGCGAAGGGCATCTGAGAAATCGGTGTTTCTCCCGCGTTCGCCTACTGGGCTTCTACATCCCGCGGGTGTTGCTTCTGGTGTCTCCGTAAACCGCTCAGCCGGCATGCCGAACGTCGCAGTCTTCTTGCTCGGACGCTGTTACCCGCCACCTGCGCCTGGGCGATGATTTCTGTCCTCACTGCAAGCGATTTCGGCGCCTGTCCGCTGTGTTCCCCACCTTTCGGCGGTACCAGGTACAAAGCCACCATCTGAGTGACCCTGGCAGGGAGCGTGAGCAGTGCAGACCCTCGGCGCGCGATTCCAGATGCGTCGCGTCAGCCTTGAGCCTGGCCGGCAACCAGAGGCCGGCATGGGTTCCCAAATTATCGAAAGAGCGGTCGGCTCGGTGGCCTGGCGCTGCGTTGTTCTGCGGCGTTGAGGTGAAATTTAGAAAACTAAACGATTAAGGTCAAGGGATTTTTTAGAAATCTAAACTTTTGGGTTGGGCGGGCACGAAAAAGCCCGCGCTAGGCGGGCTCTGGATTCGTATCAGGCGGGGAGGGGTGGATCAGTATTTATCGCGGAATCGGCTTGCGACACGAGCAAGGTAGGTCATCATCTCGCGCTGGCGAGCCTTACCATGGGCATCAGGGTGAAGGAGGGCAAGCAAGGAGTAGCGGTTTTCCTCGAATAGCCCCTGGACGTAAACCAAGGCGGCGTCCTGTTGCGGAGCACCGTTCGGGCAGGTTCTGTCACGCTGAGGTCGGTTGGCCGGGAACACCGTGGGCGGAATAGCGATGTGGATGTGCATCAGGCCGGCGCGATAAGCCTCCTGCGGCACGACATATGGCACATCACGCCCGAAATAGGGTGGCAGCCAGAGACGATCAGATTCGATGTAGCGGGCAAAATCGCGGCAGAGACCATCAAGGAGAGAAGGGAAATCCTTCAGGACGCCCTGGAAGAGCTCGGCGTAGGTTTCTGGATTGAACTCGACAATCACCGCCATCCTGGTGATCAGCTCACCAGGCGATGCAGGCGTTCGGTGCCGAGGTCGGCCAGAGATTTGAGTCCTTCACCGCTTACGTTACTCTGGAAGACTTCAGGAACGGTGATTTGCTGCTTGAAGAGAATCTCGTTCTGCACGGCCATGGCGCGAACCTTAGCCAGGTTGCGGCGAAAGGCGTCGTACTCTTCGCCGATTACTGGCAGTCTCGACAGTGAGCTATCGGCAGGAACAACCTCTTCTAGCTGGCGCAAGGTATGCACCACCTCGGTGAAGGGCTGCTCATTGATCAGCGAGTCAGGCACCTTATGCTCCAGCATGATCTTGCAGGATGTCTCAAGGGTGTCGCGAAGTTGGCCGAGAGCAGCCATGGCGCGCTTGATGCGCTCGCGGATCTTGGCCTTCTTGGCAAGTTCCTGCTGCTGATGTTGCTTGCTGGGCTTTTGGCTATCCAGATTGGGGGTTGCCGCTGCCAGTTGGGCGCACGAGGTCGAAACGCTCAGCGCCAGGCTGAGCATTGCTACCTTGGAGAAAGGAATCTTTGTGCGGGCCATGCGGCTCTCCCGAGCAAGCTACAGGCCAAAGAATACCGCTAGTGGCACTACAACTCAATGTGAGGCGGCTATGAGGGGGCCGTAGCGCGTTAAGCGCCGGCGTGGGGAGTTCGTCAGGTCAGTGCAGGACCGGGAGGGAAGGGCAGGAACGAAAAGGCCGCGCCGGGGAAGGTTCCAGCGCGGCCTGGTCCTTTCGGTGTTGTGCCTTCAAGGACGCCTCAATGTATCAAATGCGCGGCTGATGCGAAAAGGCCGCACTGGAGTCGAGGCGCGCCCCGTGCCTGACTGCTGCTTTCTCAGGGCGGCGGAGGGGATCTGTCAAAGGCGGGCGGGGACGAAAAGCCCCGCGGGTGCGGGGCTTAGAGAGTCACAGGATGCTCAGAAGATATTCCAGCTCCTTCTTGTACTTTGTCTGCGACTGATTGACCTGTAGACGGCTACCATTGACGGTGTGGAATTGGCCGACCTTGAGTTTCGGAATCGGAATCCCCTCGGCGCCACTGATGCGTCCAGCAGACATAAAGTCATCAGTGATCGCGAATGCATCGGCAGGATCGTCTATATCAAAAAGCGCTGGGTACTTCGCAGCAGTGCTGTAAGCCCGCTCAACATACATTTGCGATGCCCGGTCCTTCACGCCTTTTTTCGGGCTTCGTGCTCCGACCATAGTCATAACGATCGCAGCAACCTTGGGCGGTTTCATACCACCAGCTCTCTCAGCCCAAATGTTGTAATCGCTATTCGGGTTGGAGAGCATGTCCAGCGTGATGTCGAGCGACTCAATTGAGTGTTCATCAACCCGCACAGGGATGATCAACGCGTCAGCTGCACACCAAGCCAGGTGGGTTCCGCCACCGTAGAACGGGCTGCAGTCCATCAAAATGTTCTGACATTTCTTCTCGGCTGCTTCGACATTAAGAATGTCTCGAAGGCTGAACAGGATATTGCTCACAGCCTTTGCGTTGTTCGCCGCCATAGCCTGTTGGAGCTGCTGATAGAGAGCGGAGGGGAAGGCGAAGAGCTGGCCATCTCCAGGAACAAAATATCCGCTTTTCCCGCCCTTGAAGTGGTCGTTATAACTGCTGATTCGGTAAGAGATGTCTTCAGGCACATCGCCAAATGCTGGCCCGAGAACCTTAGGGCGGAGCGCGTCCCCGACAGAAACTTCAGCCTTCGCGCCGCGCATTAGGGATTCGGTTAGATTCCTTTGTGGGCATAAATCGGCAATCAAAGTGGGGCTGTGGCGAGTGAACATCCAGGACAAATTGAACGAGAGAGTCGACTTCCCGATTCCTCCCCGCAGGTTGGAGACTGCATAGGATCGCCGCTTGAAGGTGAAATCTGCCTGACTTGGCTCTTCCAGAGACTTGTCATGGTTCTCAATGATTCTTTTAAGACCGCTGCTCATTCAAATCTCCCGATGATCATCATGCACGGATGTGCAGGTCGACGAGAATATAGCAGGTCTATAAGAAATGTGCAGGTCGTTTAAAAAGCTGCAGGTCGTTTTATTATCTGCAGGTCGACTCAATAAGTGCAGGTCGCTGCCCCGTGACCCTATGGTACTCCCGCAGCATCCATTACAAATCCCCACCCCTCCAGATGACCTTGCCTATGATGCGGTGCTTGTGAGCCTCGGCCATATACGATGACGCTACGCCTCACCTAGACCAGGTTGAACATCGAGGCTTGCCAGTGCTTCTCCCAGATGATCGCAATGGGATTTCCTCTGAAGCATAACGACAACTCGCTAAAGGCCGCCTCCGCCCATCCTCCATCGGACTCTCCCGAAAATAGGAATAGATTCTATTTCGGACTTGGATACGTTTTCATCCGGGAATCTGATCTTATCTGAGTTATCAGAGCGCAAAACAACCTGGCCTGAAAGCTGGATGCTGATGCGCCGAAGCGAGACCCTTGAGTCCGTGCCAATGAATGCATAGACCATTTTGTCAATGATCTCACGCTGGGACTGGTCAACCAGAACCAAGTCCCCATCAAAAATGTATGGCTCCATGCCTGCATCTGGCGACTTGATGAAGACGCATTTCGATGAGTTCAGACTGAGTGATTCGATCAATGTCCTCGGTAGCGCCTGGCCGCTTTCGATCTTGATGTGCTCATTAAGCAAAGCAGGGTCGCCACTCTCTATAGAGATGACTGGAATCAAGACGAAATCCCTCTCGCTCGGCGATCCAGGCAAAAGTTCGCTCGTGAACGGGTCGCCGCCTGATTCGACCACATTAGGAGTAAGGATATTCGTCGAATCCGTGGAAAAATCAAGGCGATCGCCTATTCCGTACTGGAGCCATTCAACGCGAACGCTCAAGGCCGCAGCTATGGCCTTCATCTTTGTTCGCCCAGGCATGCTCTCGCACTTGAGCCATTTGCTAGCAGCCTTCGGTGTGACCTTTGTGATTTCGGCAAGGCGCGCGCCTAGCCCCCAGTCATCAAAGCCGGCTGCGGAAGCTGCATGCTTAAGGCGTTTTACGAATTCCCGCCTTTCGAAATCTATGTCTTGAACCATACGTTCATCATTGCATGCGCTTGCATGTACTTTCAGTTCCGGCATAATATGTACTTACTGTTCATATTTCCGGATCGGAGGCCTCATGAGCTACCTGAAACAGTCAATTGCCGACGCTGGCGGAGTCACCGCCGTGGCACTTGCCTGCGGTCTTAGCCCGCGGGCCATCTACAAGTGGATCTCTGCTGGATCCATGCCACGCACCGAGTACACCGGAGAGACCGATTACGCCAAGAAGATCGCACTCAGGCCAGCCGACTCCCAGCGCTGTCGAAGTGCATTTGCGACGATGGCGTTGTATCGCTGAAGGTCGAGGATGTCGGACACGTTTGCCGGCAGCGCTGCTTTGACAGCTTCCTTGATGGCGCCGCCGAAATCTCCATAGGAGCGGAACGCGTCGCTCACGACTTCCTTGAACAGCTTGTCGATGCCTTCGTCGATCAGTTCGCGCGGCCTGTCGGATGCTGCGTAAAGGGTGACTCTTTCTGCTAGCAGGTCTTGCAGGGTTTGCTGGCTCATCTGGTGCATGCTCCGTGCATTCGGTTGACTTCCCGTCTGGCCCTCGTTGGAGGGCCAGCCAGTGAAATCGGTGTTTCTCCCGCGTTCGCCTACTGGGCTTCTACAACCCGCGGGTGGTGCTTCTGGTGTCTCCGTAAACCGCTCAGCCGGCATGCCGAACTTCGCAGTCTTCTTGCTCGGACGCTGTTACCCGCCACCTGCGCCTGGGCGATGATTTCTGTCCTCACTGCAAGCGCTTTCGGCGCCTGTCCGCTGTGTTCCCCACCTTTCGGCGGTACCAGGTACAAAGCCACCATCTGAGTGACCCTGGCAGGGAGCGTGAGCAGTGCAGACCCTCGGCGCGCGATTCCAGATGCGTCGCGTCAGCCTTGAGCCTGGCCGGCAACCAGAGGCCGGCATGGGTTCCCAAATTATCGAAAGAGCGGTCGGCTCGGTGGCCTGGCGCTGCGTTGTTCTGCGGCGTTGAGGTGAAATTTAGAAAACTAAACGATTAAGGTCAAGGGATTTTTTAGAAATCTAAACTTTTGGGTTGGGCGGGCACGAAAAAGCCCGCGCTAGGCGGGCTTGGGAACGTCTCTGTCTGCTATAGGCCTGGGTAGCCTGTTGGGTCGAACTCGAAAACGCGCTCTCCTGCCTGGAAGAACTCTATGGCGATCCGGAAAGGCTTGCCCGATTTGACGATGGACTCCAATTGCTTAGCGTCCCGAACGAACATGAGGTCGCTGTCGTTGGTGGAGCTGCGGACCCCGGTCCACTTTTGCGCCTTGCCTTCACCGACCCGAAGAACGAACCCGCAGTCTCGATAACCGCACTGCATCTGCCCTTTGGTGATCTTGAGGAAGGCGTCCAGGTCTTTGCCCTTCTTGCGGAAGGTGAGGCTCAGGAACGAGCCGCCTGTAACCCGATATGGGAAATCGAAGAGGGTTGACGTCTTCGACTGGAGCGTGAGCATTGTGGTTACTTCATCACTCATCGGGTCCTTGTATTTATGGCGCTCCCAAGGGGATTTAGTAGTGCTTGTGGCTGCCGATTGCGAACTGGATGGTCGCGACTGAGCCGCATCGCCGGAGGAGCCGATTCCCGTTCCAAACTGCCAGGCGATAGGCAGGACGATGAATATCACAAACAGCCAACCGATGACGCCAACGCTCTTGGGTGCCTTTGCACCGCACGATGGGCAGGCTTTGGCTTTGTTCGACACCTGGGCGCCGCATTCCTTGCACTTAATCAGGGCCACGGAAAACTCCTCGATGTGTAATGGCCAGGTGATTCTATTCGGAGGGGACTGGAGAGGGTAGTCACAGTTTGGCTAGGCGGGCTCTGTCCCTCTGGTTAGGGGTGTTACCGTGTGAGCATCTCGCGAAGCTTCACACCATCAGCGATGCTCACGACCTTGGCCACTACGCCTCCTTGGGGGAGGAGTCCGTACTTCGATGGCGCTTGCCAAGTGACGGTTGAACTGAGGAAGTAGTCGCCTGGCGGGATGTCCGTGAATGTGAAGTTTCCGTTCCCGTCCGCCACCGTAGTGATGGACCCCTGTCCTGATCGAGGATCTGGCGCCTCAAGCGCCTGCCCTCCTATGTAGTTCACTTCGTACCACTGTTTCGAATAGGACGTAACGGGGACTAGGTAAACTGTGCTCCCTGCACCGAATTTCACATCTCCACCAACGGTCTTCATAAAGACCTGGCCAGTCAATGTGCCAGTCCCTTTTGTCGGAAGAGCGGCAAATTCAGCAGCAGGGAATGGAATTCTCGGGACCGGCGTTTGTTGAGATACGGCACAACCTGACAGCATGATCATTATTGCTGCTATGGCGAATAAACGCATGAAACCTCCTTGATTATCAAAAAGCCCGAGTGCCGGTCGGCACCTGACTACATCGCGCCGCCACGCCAAACGATACGACCGATAATGTCTACGCCGCGCATACCATCATCAGTGACAGGCTGGTCTGGGTATCGATTTTTGTCCTGGTTATCCGACCGAATTAGCCATCCTCCCGATATCTCACGGATAATGCGCTTGAAGATCACCTCTTGGTCGGCATCATACAGGGCGAACATTTTCCCATTCGTCGGCTCCTTGCAGGAAACATCTATCAGGACGACCTCTCCGTCGGAGAGGGTTGGCCAGTTGCTATCTCCCTGGTTGTAGGCTGCGCGAAGATTTTCAGCCCTTAGCCCCATCCGTCGAAGCCAGTCGCGCTTAAATGCCAACCCGCCCCTGACCTCAACATGATCGTTTAGGTAGCCATTTCCTGACGAACCCTTAGCAGTGAGCTGGGGAATAAGCGCGTAGTCGGCCTCTGAAGGAGGCCCTTCATGTGAGGGCAGATCCTTTTCTCCCTTCCCAGTTTCCAGCCATGAGGCGCTGCATTGAAGCACCTTGGCCAAGGCAATCAGGTTCTTCCCTCTGGCCTTGTTGGTGCCATTGGTCCAGTGGGAGAGGGTCCCCTTGGAGACCTTGATCTCTCTGGAGATGTCCGAGGCGCTGATGCCTAAGGCATCCATGCGCTGATTGAGTCTGTCTGAAAAGTCCATGTTTAGGATTCTAAATCCTTGTTGGTTTAGATAACTTGCACACGGCTGTTTATTTTTCTAAACTCCAGCAAAACCAAGGAGGCAGCCGTATGAATTACGAACAGGCGCTCACCCACTTCGGAACAGGGCGAGCGATTGCAAAGGCCCTAGGCGTAAGCCCTGGGCGAATTTCTCAGTGCAAATCGGAAGGTGGGTTTTCCTATCAGCATCAGTGCGTCCTGGAGAAGGCATCCTCTGGCGCGCTTCAGGCCCGTGAAGAAGACGAGCCTCAGCGGATGGCGTCTTGACCATGACAGCCAGCCAATTAAACGCCGAGCGCGATGCAAGGGCACAGGAGTTCGAGTCCCTGATCCTCAACCGACTTTTGTCGGTGGGACAGAAGACCGTCGCCGACGCAATCGGCGTGAGCGAATCGACTGTCAGTCGTTGGAAAGAGGGCGAGATAGAGCGGTGGTGCAAGGTGCTTGCGCTGCTGGAGCTTCAGGTCGTCCCGATGTCGGCTCAGTGCCATCCATCTGAGTACATCCAGGCGCTCAAGACCCTGGCCGAGCTTGGCCTTCAGGCCGAAAAGAAGCGGCCTGGTCCGTTGGGGTGGGATTGAGGGGCGCCGAACGCCGGGCACAAAAAAGCCGGGATTGCGGCCCGGCTCATTGCTACATCAGATGAGGTAACTCTAATGCATCAGATTATCCACGGCAATACCGAAACCGTCGTTCCGAAAAATGCGAACCACGACTTCGTGGCACGCAAAATGAGCACCCTCAAGCTGCGCGATCTCATCAATGATGCCCGCGCGGATGCTGGGGAGCCCAGGGTCAGGAATGATCAGTTTCTTGCTCGTGTCGAAGACGAGTTGGGTGATGAACTTGAGGGGGTGCAAAAATATTACACCCCCTTCCATGGCAACCAGGTCGCCGCCTACGACCTGACTCTTGACCAGTGCGTGCTGGTAGGGATGCGCGAATCTAAGTCGGTTCGCCGAACGGTATTGGCCAAACTGAAGTCCTTCGAGGCCCCTCGTGTTATTGCCACGCTCCCAGACTTCACCAACCCAGTAGTGGCAGCCCGCGCTTGGGCGGATGAGGTGGAGCAGAAACAGGTGGCCCAGCAAGCACTGGCGATTGCTGCGCCCAAAGCAGAGTTTGTCGACAAGTATGTCGAATCCACCGGGCTCAAGGGCTTTCGCCAAACCGCCAAGCTGCTGAGGGCCAATGAGGCCCGATTCCGTGAGTTCTTGCTCGACAAGAAGATCATGTATCGCATGGGCGGCGAGTGGCAGGCATACCAGAACCATATCGACGCTGGACGCTTCGCCGTCAAGACCGGCACAAGCGACAGCGGTCACGCCTTCAATCAAGCCAAATTTACCCCTAAGGGCGTCACCTGGGTGGCCGGCTTGTGGGCGCAGCACAACCTGGAGGTCCAATGATGGCCCGTTCAAGAAACATCAAGCCAGGGTTCTTTTCGAACGAGCATCTGGTGGAGCTGGACTTTGCAACTCGCCTCCTGTTCATCGGCCTTTGGACCGAGGCTGACCGGGAGGGTCGCCTCGAAGATCGCCCGCGCCGACTGAAAATGGCCTTGTTCCCGGCTGACAATGTCGACATGGACCGAATGCTCGATGACCTTGATCACTTGGGGTTCATCAAGCGCTACACCGTGGGCGACGTGAAGGCCATTCAGATCATCAACTGGTCGAAACACCAGAATCCGCACGTCAAGGAAGCCAAGAGCATCATCCCTGAAATGCCCGAGGTAGACGCATGCAAGGGAAAGAATGAGGAAAGCACCGTGCAAGCACCGGACTCGCACAGTTCTTTCCCTGCTGATTCCCTCTCTCTTGATTCCGGATTCCTGATTCCTGATTCCCTCAACCCGTCGCAAGCTCCGGTTGACCGCGCAGAGATGTTCTCGCGGTTCTGGAAGCTGTATCCGCGAAAGGTAGGGAAGGACAAGGCCGAGAAGGCGTGGGCGAAGCTGAAGCTCACTGCCGACCTGTTTGACACGATCGTCAGCGCCCTGGCCAGGCACCGGCAGTTGCCCAGTTGGACCAAGGACAACGGGCAGTTCATCCCGCATGCATCGACATGGCTCAACGGGAAGCGCTGGGAGGATGAGATTGACCTTCCGCGCGGCAATGTCCACCACCTACCAAGCAGCCGCCACCACGGGTTTGCTGATCGCGACTACACCGCAGGCTTGATCGAGCGGGAGGACGGCACCTATGGCTTCTAACGCCCTAAATCTTGAAGTCTGCGACCTGGAACGCCGTTTCGGGATCGTCTCCAAGACTCCCGCAAAATGCGACAAGCACGGCGAGTACGCGGCTGTTTTCCGTAGGAACTCGGACAAGCCCACCGGTTGCCCTGAGTGCTCCAGGGAGGCTGAGGCTGAAAAACTTCGTGATGAGCAGGCCGAAATGTGGCGCCGGAACGAGCGCGAGCGCATGGAGCGTCGGCTCGCTGGAGTAATGATCCCTCCGCGCTTTCAGGGTCGCACTTTCGAATCATACATCGCGCAGAACGATGGCCAGCGCAAAGCGCTGAAGGTTTGCCGAAAGTACGCAGACGACTTCGCCGAGAACAAGCGCCTGGGTCGGTGTCTGCTGCTGCTTGGCATGCCAGGTACTGGGAAGACGCACCTTGCCACCGCAATCGCCGGACACGTCGTGCGCAACAGCAATTCCGTTACTGCCGCCTACCGAACGGTGAGCGCAATTCTCCAGTTTGTGAAAGGGAGCTTTGATCGCGAAGCCGAGTACACCGAAGCCCAGGCTTTTGAGGCCCTTTGCGCACCCTCGCTGCTGATCATCGACGAGGTGGGGGCAACGAAGCCGACCGACTTCGAGCTTGCAACCCTCTTCAGCGTGATTGATGGGCGATACCAGAACCTGATGCCGACCATCGTGATTTCTAACCTCAAGGCCGAGGAACTGCCCGGAGCGCTTGGAGAGCGCTGCGTCGACAGGTTGCGCGAAAACGGCGGGGTAGCGGTCCGGTTCGACTGGCCGTCGAAGCGATCGGAGGTGCGTCATGACTAAGGCTCACAACGGGAAGATCAGCGCCGAGGGATTGGAGCTTCCAAGCGCCTGCGACATCTGCGGAAAGTCCCGTGCTCATGGAAGCCACGTGAAGTGCAGCAAGATCCGGCAGGCGCAGTACCGGGCGAAGAGGGCGGACCAATGAAACGCTCCTGGACCGTAATCGTAGGCGCCAAGCGCTTCACGATGATTCTGATGGAGGACTGCGACCCGGTAGAGGTCGTGAAGAGCATCTGGCCGCAGGGGAGGGTTGAGGCATGAAGACCTTCGAACTCCTGCGGATGGAAGGCCTTCGCACCTACGGTCGGCAGGTCGAGGCCAATACATGGCGCGAGGCAGAACAACAGTGCCGAGATGGCGAGATCGTAAACGGCGAACTGATCGGTGTGTACGACTGTGACCCGGTAACTGAGGCCGTCTGCACTGCGCGCAATGACGTGATGATTGAGCGGATGGGGGTGTGCTGTGGCTAATCCCAGATTCCACCTCCGCAACGAGACCGACCGTCAGCGCGCTATAGCGATCCTTCAGCGAGTTGACCTGACCGAGGGCAAGACCTGGAGCCTGCACGACGAGGCCCGCAGCGATGCGCAGAACAGGCGTATGTGGGCCATGTTGCGCGACATCAGCCAACAGGTCGAGTGGTATGGCCGGAAGCTGGACGATGAGAGCTGGAAGCACATCTTCAGCGCGGCGGTACAGCAACAGGACGCAGTGCCCGGCATCAACGGCGGCTTCGTGGTCCTCGGCGTCTCGACCCGTAAGCAGTCCAAGAAATGGTTCAACGAAATGTTCCTGGTGATGGAGTCCTTCGCCGCTGAGCGCGGAGTGAAATTCACCACTCGGGACTATTGGGAGGGCGTTGCATGACGCTCAACGCCAGCCAGCCCAAGCCCCGGAAGTGCCAGAACGCAGAGTGCGGCGCCAAGTTCGTGCCGATGCGCCTTGGGCAGAAAGTCTGCTCCCCAGCCTGCGCCTTGGCCATCAAGGACAAGCACGCCACGCCGGCGCGGAGGGCCATCGCTGACCGCGAGCGGAGGGAGATCAAGGTTCGGAAGGAGAGGCTGAAGAGCAGGTCGGATCACCTGCGCGAGGCTCAAGCTGCGTTCAACGAGTTCATTCGCCTGCGTGACGCCGACCAGCCGTGCATCAGTTGTGGCCGCCACCACGATGGGCAGTACCACGCTGGGCATTACAGGACGGTTGCCGCCAGCCCCGAACTGCGCTTCGAGCCGCTCAACGTCCACAAGCAATGCGCCCCATGCAACAACCACAAGTCCGGCGACATCGTGAACTACCGGATCAACCTGGTGCGCAAGATCGGCGCCGAGAAAGCTGAGTGGCTGGAAGGCCATCATGAGCCACTGAAACTGACCATCGACGAAATCAAAGCGCTGAAGGCCAAGTTCCGGGCCTTGGTACGCGAACTGAAGAGGAAGACCGCCTAATGCAAACCATCATTTCGATCGTTATCAGCCTGGCGCTGAGCTTCTCCCTGATCTCGGGAGTGGTGCAGTTGTCGCAGTTCGCCTTCTACGTGTGCGCCGCCCTCAATGTGCTGTCCTGGATTGTCGTTCTCACCGGTCAGGTCAAATACGACGTCGCAGAGAAAATTCGCAAGGAGGTATGGATCAGAATCCCGCCTTCAGTTTTCTACCTCTATGCGCTGATCTTCAGTGGCCATCCGCTTCTCGCTGCTTCGTCGTTCATGGTTCAGGCCTTCATCCTCGGCTTCGCGTTCAGCAAGCAAGCGAAACCTGCATGACGCTAGCCGAATACATCGCCCAGCAATGGGAAATCCTTCGTGAATATGGGCTGATTAAGGGGGAAGGGAAATGAATCTGAACAGTGCACGTATCGCCTGGCACGATGCGTTCTATACCCCTTGGAACAGCGGCATGGCTGAGGCGGCGGAGCGAGCTGCTCTTGGAATTGTCGAGGCTGGCGGATATGTCCGGCGCCGCATCACCGAGATCGACGATGATGGGGATGCTGTCTCCTACAGCCAGCACACCTTCGTGCCAGGAATCCACCAGACCAGGACTGAGCGCGACATTAGCACTCCTCGGGCTGTTCATCAGGCGCTCGCCGGCGTGATTCAAAAGGCGATCGATACCCTCCCGGCGCACCTGAAGGTGTTCGGCAATCACATGTACAGCCCGATGGCTGACGAAGACGACAAGGAGGCTGCGGAAGAGATCGTGTTCAGGGTCGCGTACGAAACTGGCCCAAGGATGTACACGAAGAAATTCGATAAGGCGCGCTATGTCGCTGCGGGAGTCTTGTTCCGGTACCGCCGCATGCATCAGGGCGGACAGAGTGAAGGGATTGATCCGTGCCCTACGCCTGAATCATTCAGGGCGTGGCTACTGCATGTGCTGGGCCTGGAGCTGGACAGTTGTGCCTGGGCGCGGGAATGGGAGGGATTTATCGAGTCTTGCTTCAGCGCCTGCAATGACTTGGACAAGGAAGCATTGGTGCCGGTTTCTCAGGCCCTGAAGCTGATGAAAGAAGCTGCATAAAACGGCGTCGTTATAACGTATTGACAAAATGCACGGCTGGCAGTAACTTTTCTCCATCGTGACAATTTTGCCTTCGGCAAACATCACTTCGAAGCCCGGCCATTGCGTCGGGCTTTTTCGTTTCTGCGGGTAAGCGTCCGGTTCGTCGCCAGCCTTCCAAGCTGAGCAGAGAAGGGTTCGATTCCCTCTACCCGCTCCAACCATTGGCAAGTAGCACAGCGGTAGTGCTCCCGGCTGTTAACCGGGTGGTCGTAGGTTCGAATCCTGCCTTGCCAGCCATTCGCCGCCATAGCTCAGCCGGCAGAGCGTCCGCCTTGTAAGCGGAGGGCCCAGGGTTCGAATCCTTGTGGCGGCACCATTCATGCCCAGCTACGGAGTCGAGCACATGGAGTTTTTTCACCGCCTGCTCGAAAAACTCGACTGGGCCATTGCGGGCCTCATTGGGGCCGTAGTCGCCAGCTGGTGGCACCGTGACGACCTGACAGACCGAAAGGCCTGGCTGCTGTTCCTGACCACGGGAGCCGCCTGCGCGCACTACCTGACCGGCATGGTCAGCGCATATTTCGGAATCGTAGAGCCTCGGAGTGTTGCCGGTGTCGGCTTCCTTCTTGGCACCTTTGGCGGCTCTCTCATCGCTGCCATTCACCGTGCAATCAAAGCCGCCGACCTTTGGTCCCTGATCAAATCGAGATTCGGGGGAGGTGCGGGATGATCCTCGAGTACATCAACGCAGCCTCGTCCGGGATGATCGCCATCTGGGCGACCTGGTGCGTGCTGAGCGGTAAGGTTCGGGACGGGGTGATCGGCAAGGTAATCTACGCCGTCATCGCAATGAGCGGCTATGCCGTGTTGGCTCGCAGTGATCGCATCTTCTTCGCGCCCTCGGTCGCAGGAACAACCCTGCTGGCCTTCCTGGCCCTGGCCGGAGCCCGGCACGTCTTCATCGTCATGTACTGGCAGCGGGTCAAGGCCTGGCTGTGCCGCGTGCTGAATTGCGAGCACTGCCTGAAGGATTGCCGTTACGGCCCTGGTGGTATCGAGCGGCGTAAGTTGTAGTGCGCCACAAATTCGAGATGCGCCGTTTCGTGGCGCGGGAGTGAGCATGAGCAGACCGATGCCGCCGGCTGACCTGCTCGAGCATCTGCTCCTCACCCTACGACCTGCGCCAGAGGTATGGGAGTGGATCAACGCAGAGATCCTGGCCGACACCGGCAGCCTGCATAACGAAGACCATGCCCATTTGCTGGACGCCAATATCGGCGTGCTGTGGGCATCGACCGCATTCGCAAAGCAAGGCCGCGTGGTGCTGGGTCAGGCCGAGCAGGTGATGTTCCGGGCTGGTGGATGGCAGAAAGCGCGCCAAGAGCAGCAGATGCGGGAGTGGTTCGGCGAAGAACCTGACTTCCTCATCACCCTGGCTGCTGACTACTGCTCCCAGTGCTCCGACGCGGAGTTCTGCGCATTGGTCGAGCATGAGCTCTACCACATCTGCCAAGAGCACAACCAATACGGCGAGCCCAAGTTCACCGAGGAGGGCTTTCCAAAGCTGAAGCTCCGCGGGCATGACGTCGAGGAGTTCGTCGGCGTGGTGAGGCGGTACGGCCCGAGCAAGGACGTGCAGCATCTCATCGACGCTGCTAGCAGGCCTCCAGAGGTGGCCAAAATCAACATTTCGAGAGCCTGCGGTACGTGCCTGCTGAAGTCGGCATAGCCACGACAGGCCCATGACAGGAAGAAAAACGATGGCAACCCTGAACAGCGACGTGAAGGCGTTCATCGTTCAGGCGCTGGCCTGTTTCGATACGCCATCCCAGGTTGCGGAATCGGTCAAGAAGGAATTCGGCATCGAGGTCAGTCGGCAGCAGATCGAGTCGCACGACCCGAACAAGGTGTGCAGCAAGGGCCTTGCCGCGAAGTGGCGGATCCTCTTCGAGGACACCCGCAAGCGCTTCCGCGAGGAGATCGCCGACATCCCGATCGCCAACCGCGCCTACCGACTTAGGGCATTGGGCCGGATGGCTGAGCGCGCCGAGGGCATGCGAAACATGGCCCTGGCTGCCCAGCTTTACGAGCAGGCCGCCAAGGAGTCGGGTGGCATGTACAGCAACAAGCACCAGCTCGAGCACTCTGGCCCTGGCGGAGGTCCGATCCCGACAATGCCGACCACCATCCAGCTTGTGGCGCCAGGCCATGACCACGGCGAAGATTGAGATTCCGCCAAAGCTGATACCAGTCTTCTCAGGCCATGCCCGGTACCGCGGCGCCCATGGTGGACGAGGCAGTGCCAAAACGCGCACGTTCGCCAAGATGACGGCAGTAAGGGCGTACATGTACGCGGAGGCTGGAATCAGTGGCGTGATCCTCGGGGCGCGCGAGTACATGAACTCGCTTGAAGAGTCCTCCATGGAGGAGATCAAGCAGGCAATTCGATCCGAGCCATGGCTGGACGCGTACTTCGACATTGGTGAGAAGTACATCCGGACCAAGAATCGCCGAATTTCGTATGTGTTCTGCGGATTGCGCCATAACCTCGACAGCATCAAGTCGAAGGCCAGAATCCTGATCGCCTGGGTTGACGAGGCTGAAAACGTAAGCGAAACGGCGTGGATAAAGCTCCTGCCGACGGTTCGTGAGAACGACTCGGAGGTCTGGATTACCTGGAACCCGGAGCGCGATGGAAGCGCCACCGACACCCGGTTCCGGAAGAACATGCCGGCAGGCGCAAAAATCGTCGAGCTGAACTACACGGACAACCCTTGGTTCCCCGATGTCCTCGATCAGGAGCGCCTGAACGACCGGGAGACGCTGGACGACCAGACCTATGCCTGGATCTGGGATGGCGCCTACCGCGAGAACAGCGACGCGCAGATCCTGTCCGGCAAGTACCGGGTAGCCGAGTTCACGCCGGGTCCGGGCTGGGACGGCCCTTACTACGGCCTGGACTGGGGGTTCAGCCAGGACCCCACGGCCGGCGTGAAGCTCTGGGTGCACGACCGCCGGCTCTGGGTCGAGTATGAGGCCAGCAAGGTCGGCCTCGAAAACGACGACATCGCCCAGTTCATGATCGACCGTCTGCCTGGCATCGAACTGCATGCCGTGCGGGCCGATTCGGCCAGGCCGGAGACAATCAGCCACGTCAAGAGCAAGGGGCGCGACCACAAGCGCGCCAACTTGCCGCGCATCGAGCCGGTGGCGAAGTGGCAAGGCAGCGTCGAGGACGGCATCGCGCATCTGCGCAGCTATGTCGAAATTGTCATTCACGTGCGTTGTACCGGCTTCCTGCGCGAGGCCCGGCTCTACAGCTACAAGGTCGACCGCCTGACCGGTGACGTGCTCACCGAGATCATCGACAAGAATAACCACTTCATGGACGCGAGCCGCTACGCGTTGGGCCCGCTGATCAAGCGCCGCGGCGCGGTCGGTATGCTGCTACCAGGAGCCCGCTGATGGCCATCTTCATCCTCAAGGCGCGCGCAACCAGCCGCTCCATGGTGGTCCGTGCTCGCTGCACTACATGCGCCCGCACCGTGGCGGTCGAGAACGCCGGTGTCGAAGGGACGATGGTATGGCGTGACCCCAACCTCTCTTCTGTCGAACTGGTCCGCGAGACGGACAAGCCAGGCCTCATCCTGAAATCGGACTGACCATGACTGAAAAACTCGACCTCGCGGTCAATCACGCGATGAGCAGTGCCATCGCGCGTGCCCGAATGAGCCTGCTGAACCAGGGCATTGGCCATGACGCGAAGCGGCCGCAGGCGTGGTGCGAGTACGGATTCCCCCAGGAAATCACGTTCAACGACCTGTACACCATGTACCGCCGGGGCGGCATCGCCCATGGCGCGGTCGAGAAGATCGTCACCACTTGCTGGAAGACGAATCCGCAGGTCATCGAGGGTGACGACCAGGACCGTTCCAAGGACGAAACCGAGTGGGAGAGGAAGAACAAGCCGTTGATAGCAGGCGGCAGGTTCTGGCGGGCTGTCTCCGAAGCCGACCGGCGCCGCCTTGTTGGTCGTTATTCCGGGTTGCTCTTGCACATCAGGGATAGCCAGCCGTGGGACAGGCCTGTCACGGGAAAGGACAATGGCCTGGCGAAGGTCACCCCGGCCTGGGCCGGGTGCCTTAAGCCCAAGACGTTTGACGAGAAACAGGATAGCAAGACCTACGGGCAGCCCACCATGTGGGAATACACCGAGGCCTCCCAAGCTGGTCGTCCCGGTCTGGTGCGAGATATTCATCCGGACCGGGTGTTCATCCTGGGAGACTGGACCAGCGATGCGATCGGATTCTTGGAGCCTGCTTACAACTCCTTCATCAGCCTGGAGAAGGTCGAGGGAGGCAGTGGCGAATCGTTCCTGAAGAACGCCGCACGCCAGCTCCTGCTGAACTTCGACAAGGAGATCAACCTCGGCGAGATCGCCAGCACCTACGGCGTGACGCTCGATGCGCTCAACGAGCGCTTCAACGAGGCAGCGCGCCAGCTCAACCTCGGCGTCGATGTCCTGCTCCCGACCCAGGGTGCGACCGTCACGCAGATGGTGTCCGCTGTTTCGGACCCCAGCCCAACCTACAACGTCAACCTGCAAACCGCCGCCGCCGGCGTCGACATCCCGACCAAGATCCTGGTGGGCATGCAGACCGGCGAAAGGGCGAGCAGTGAGGATCAGAAGTACCACAACGCCAGATGCCAGGCGCGCCGGGTGCAAGAACTGACGTTCGAGATCAACGACCTGTTCGGGCACCTGATGCGCATCGGCGTGGTCCCGCTGAAGGCCGAGTTCACGGCAATCTGGGATGACCTCACCGTTCCAACCAAGGCCGAGCGCCTGGCCAACTCCAAGACCATGAGCGAGATCAACAGCGCCGCGATCGGCACCGGCGAGCCCGTGTTCACGGCGGAGGAAATACGCGAAGAAGCTGGATACGACCCGCTCGAGGGTGGCGATCCGCTACCTGACACCGAACCGGAGGATGAAGATGCCGCGCGCACCGATCCTACCGGCGAGCAGCAGTGACCCGACCGGGGTAGATCGCCTGGAAAGAGGCGCAATGCGCGAGTTCGACAGGCGCATGCGGAAGATCAGGGATGGTTACGTGGCCGCCCTGGATCGAATCCCGGCCCAACCGGTGGTGAACGAGCAGTACACCTACCGTCTCGACCAGGCCCTTCTCTCCGCGATCTTCGCCGACACCAACCTGATGGTCGACGAGATCCTGCAAGAGGGCGGGGAGCGTGACCTCTGGTTCTTCGAGTCCTACGTCGGGGTTGCCTACATCCGCGGGACTGCGCAGACCCACGCCAACCTGGCGCAGCAGTCGCCGGCGTATCGCGCTGGCCGGGAGTCGCTGGATGTGCTCCTCCGATCCGACGCCTACCGCGCGCGCATGGCGCTGCTTCGCGCTCGGGAGTTCGAGGAAATGAAGGGGCTGTCGGGCCAGGTCAAGGCCGACATGGCGCGCATCCTCGCCGAAGGCATGGGGCGCGGGAAGAATCCCCGGGAGATTGCACGGGACCTGACCGCCCAGACCGGCATCGAGGCGCGTCGAGGCCATCGCATCGCCCGCACCGAGGTCACTACCGCACTCCGAAGGGCTCGCTGGGACGAGAAAGACGCTGCCGAGGCCGATTACGGCGTCCAGTCAAAGCTGATGCACATGTCGGCCCTGTCCCCCAGCACTAGGGCCACCCACGCGGCCAGGCACGCCAGGCTCTACACCTCGGATGAGGTGAGGGACTGGTACAGCCGAGATGGAAACTCAATAAATTGCAAGTGCAGCCAGGTCGAGGTGCTGGTCGACGACGAAGGGAACCCGGTGGTCCCGGCCATCGTCGAGCGCGCGCGCCGCAACTACCAAGTCATGAAAGCCAAAGGGCGCGGGCCCTGGGCGAAAGAGGATTGAGCCATGCCCATGCAGGTCAACATCACCACCCAGGTCAACAGCGCCAGCATTCGGCGTGAGACACACAACGGGCGCGAACATCTGGTTCTGCCGAGCTACACCCTGCCGGCCGGCGTGATCATGAACGGTGGTCTCTACACCGCCGAACAGATCGACAAGCACTACCCAGGCCTGGAGGGAACGCTGGCGCCGCTCGGGCACCCGATGGTCGACGGGAAGTTCGTGTCTGCGTTCTCCCCTGAAGGGATCAACGCCGCCCACGTCGGCGCTTGGAACCGCAACGTGAAGAAGTCAGGCAATCGGGTCTACATGGAGAAGTGGGTCGACGTCGAGTTCGCCAAGTCCACGGAGGGCGGCCGTGAACTGTTGCAGCGCGTCGAAGCGCTGGAGAAGGGGGAGGACGTCCCCCCGATCCATACCAGCGTTGCCGCATTCCTCAATCGCATCGAGCCGAACGAAAGCCAGCGCGCCCAAGGCGCGGAGTGGGTCGCCGACATCCAGAGCATGGACCATGACGCGATCCTGCTGCACGAAGTAGGGGCTGCTACTCCTGAGCAGGGCGTCGGCCTCATGGTGAACGCGGACCAGGCTGTGCCGCTTCAGCCGAACTCCGGCGCCCTGGTTGGCGAGTCCTACCGGGAGCGTGAGCAGCGCCTGGACCGAGCCGCAAAGGAGCGATTCGCCTCCGGCCCCGACCAGTACGCATGGGTTGCCGATTTCACCGATTCCCAGGCCGTGATCAGCCTCAAAGGCGGTGTGACCGAGGTGTACGGCTACAAGGTCGAGGCAGGGAAGATTGTCTTCGACGAGTCCGGCCAGCCCGTTGTCCGGCAAGAGTCCTGGGTCGCCATGGTGGCCAACAGCATCAAGAACATTTTCACCCATCGTCAGGCTCGGCCTGATCAACCTGAGAAGGAGGGCGACATGCCCCTGACCCCCGAAGAAAAGGCCGAAATCGTGAAGGAAATCGGCACCAACACCTCCAGCGCCATCAAGGAACTGGCGGACACCATCATCAAGCCCCTGGCCGACAAGGTCGACGGCCTGGTCGCCAATCACAAGGCTCTGGCCGACACGCTGACCGCCAACCAGCGCGCCGAGGAAGACAGCATGCGCGAAGCGGTCAAGGCCAAGTTTGGCGAGGTCATCGCCAACAGCCTGGCCGGCGACGCGCTCAAGGAAATGTTCAAGCAGTGCGGCGAGTCCGCCCCGCTGGGCGCCAATGCCGCCACCGACAAAGGCGGACTCACCGCCGATATCGCCAACCTGCCGAAGGAGTAAGCCATGTCTCGCTATCGTCGCGTGAACATCGACGGCAAGTCGCTGTTCAAGACCGAAACCCGCAAGACCGCCGCGGCACTCCTGCCCGGCACGTTCGCCGTGATCAATGGCAGCGACCTGTTCGCCCAGGCAAGCGCAAGCGTTGGCCGACTCTACGTCATCGACTGCGCTCACCACGAAGGTCTCAACATCCGCGATGCGGTTCCCGCCGGCCATTCGGCCGTGGGCAACTACGTCGAAGAGGGTCGCGAACTCGCCGTGCTGTGCCCGGCCGGTACCTACAAGAAGGACACGCCGATCAAGCTCGGAACCAGTGGCCAGGGTGCCATCGCGTCGAGCGATACCGACACGGTCCTCGGTTACAGCCAGGACGATGCAGTCATCGCCTCCGGCCAAACCGACTTCATCCGCATCCGCTTCCGTGTCGGCAGTGTCGCCGCCCCGGCGCCCTAATAGGAGTACGGACACATGTTCCTCACCCAGCAAGCAATCGCCGCCCATCCCCGCCTGATGGGCCACTTCCAGGAGTTGCAGGCCAACCGCAACATCTGGAACAACCAGAACGCCGCTATGCTCGCCGAGCACCGCGGCGCCATGACCCCGGGAATGCTGGCCTGCAATGCGCTGGCCGGCCTGGGGCGTGAGTTCTGGGCAGAGATCGACGCCCAGATCATCCAGTACCGCAACCAGGAGACCGGCATGGAGATCGTCAACGACCTCCTGCAGGTGCAGACCGTTCTGCCGATCGGCAAGAGTGCCAAACTCTACAACGTGGTCGGCGACATCGCCGATGACGTGTCGGTGAGCATCGACGGCCAGGCCCCGTACTCCTTCGATCACACCGAGTACAACTCCGACGGCGACCCGATCCCGGTATTCACCGCCGGCTACGGTGTCAACTGGCGCCATGCCGCTGGCATGAGCACCGTCGGCATCGACCTGGTCCTGGATTCCCAGGCCGCGAAGCTCCGCAAGTTCAACAAGCGGATCGTTGCCTACACCCTGGACGGTGCCACCAACATCCAGGTCGAGAACTACCCAGCTCAGGGTCTGCGCAATCACCGCAACACCATCAAGGTCAACCTGGGCTCCGGCGCCGGCGGCGCGAACATCGATCTGACCACCGCCACGCCGCAGCAGATCATCGACTTCTTCACCAAAGGCGCATTCGGCCAAGCTGCGCGTGCCAACAAGGTGGACGCCTACGATGTTCTCTGGGTTTCCCCGGAAATCAACGCCAACCTGTCCCAGCCCTACATGATCACCATGGGCGGCGGTGCCAACGCGGTGGTGGCCGGCACCGTGCTCGATGCGGTCATGCGCTTCATCCCGGCGCGCGCGGTTCGCCAGACCTTCGCCCTGTCGGGCAACGAGTTCCTGGGCTATCAGCGCCGCCGCGACGTGGTCACCCCGCTGGTCGGCATGGCTACCGGTGTTATCCCGCTGCCGCGCCCGCTGCCGCAGGTCAACTACAACTTCCAGATCATGAGCGCCATGGGTATCCAGGTGAAGAAGGACGACGAAGGTCTGTCCGGCGTGATCTACGGCGCCAACCTGGCGTAAGGGGGCGATGTGCGCTACGAAGTGACCCGCGCCTGGCATGGCGTAAGCGTGGGCGACGTGGTGGAACTGGAGCACCTTCACCCGTCGCTAAAACCCAACGTGCGCCCCCTCGGCGGCGATTCTGTCCTCGAAGCAGCTACGCCGGCTGCAAGTTCGGATGTCGAGCAGAAACGCCGAGGGCGACCGCCGAAAACCGAGTGACCGGTGCGTGACGAGAGGCCGCCTGCGGGCGGCTTCGTCGTTTCTGGCCTCAGCGATGGGGCCTTCTTCTTCCAGGAATCGGACATGATCACAGTTGAGCAGGCCCGGCAGTACCTGCAGAGCCAGGGCATCGACAACGTGCCCGATTTCATCCTTGCGGCGTGGATCGAGCAATTGCAGCAGATCCAGGACTGCCTGGATGCACATTACCCGGCATCGACCGCACTGCTGATTCAGGCCTACCTGCTGGCGCTATTCGCCTTGGCCCAGGCCGACAAGTACATCAGCAGCCAGACGGCACCATCCGGCGCTTCTCGATCGTTTCGCTACCAGGCCTTTGCTGATCGCTGGAAGGCGCAGTTGGCCCTGCTGAACGCCCTGGACAAGTACGGATGTGCGACGGGGCTGATTCCTCCGAACCCAACCCAGACCGCCCATGGCGGTCTTTGGATCGCGCGCGGTGGCTGCATGTGTGGTGACTCATGAGCACGACAGCGAATTGGAGTTACACCAACACGGCGACGGTTCGGCCATTTCTGCACTTCGACCTTTCGACTCAGGAGGCCGTTTACGGCCCTGAGTACGAAATCGCCTGCACCTGGACCGCCAAGAGCGAGCAGATGCGGGAGGAGGGCGGGCAATCTGGAGCGCGGGGGGCTGAGTTCGTATCGCGGCACCAGATATTCACCGAAGACCGCCGGCCGAAGTACTTGGACCTGCTCCAGTTCGACGGCTCCAACGGCTGGGAAGAGATTCGCTCGGTGACGAACTGGGACATGAGCTTCTTCGGCGAGCAGCCGGACTTTCTACTGGTGACCTGACATGGCAATCCAAGGCATCGACCGCGTGCGGCGGAATCTTCGTGTGGCTGTCGAAAACATCGCCGGCGGCGTTTCCGAACGCGCTGTTTATGAGGTGCTGAGCCAGGGGGCGACAATGGCGCAGACCATGACACCGATCGACACATCGACTCTGGTCAACAGCCAAACGGCCCCACAGATCACTGTTGGCCCCAACGGTGTCGAGGGTAGCGTCGGTTACACCGCTGCCTACGCAGCAGCAGTCCACGAAGCGCCAGGCACTCTCGCCGGCCAGCCACGGGACGAGAACGACCCTAGCCGGGGGGACTACTGGGACCCGAATGCGGAGCCTGAATTTCTCACGAAGGGCTTTGACCAGATCATTCCAGCTATCCCGGCCATCCTTCGCAGGACCTACCGCGTATGACCCCCTACGACGCCTTCCAGGATTGGCTGGCTTCGATCCTGGGCGAGGGCTACCAGTACAGCCGCGGGATGTGGGTCGACCACCCTTCGCTCGACTCGGCATTCATCGCAGCGATCCAGCAAACCGGCGGTCCCCCGACCCAGGTCGACATTCGTCGCCTGCGGTTCAAGGTGATCCTCCTCGGCCCGAAGGGCGTCCGGAAACACGTTGTCGACGTCGGCAACTCAATCGAGACCCTGGCGCAGGTAGCGCTTGGTGACAGCGTCCCCTGTGGCGCCGCATCTGTTCGGGCAATCGGCGAGCCGATCGGGCCTGGGTACACCACCGAAAACCGGGCCTGGTACAGCCTGGACCTTGAAGTTCTCTATTAATCAGGAGGCCAGACATGGCTTGCAAGAAGCTCAAATTTCCGGGCCGCGACGTCGTGCTCGAGCATTACATCGGGTGCGGCGATGCGCTGCCGGCGGAGAATGACTGGCGCCGTTTCGGGTCGCTCCGCACGAAGGAATTCACCGTCGAGTGGGACACCATCGACGCGACTGATTCCGACTCGGTTGGCGCACTGCGGGAGAACCTGGCCAGTTTCCAGACGCTGACCATTTCCGGTGACGGTACCGTGAAGGCCTCCGGTGCCGGCGCGCAGAACCTGATCGACCTGACGAAGCATGTCGTGAAGCCGGACGCGACCGGCGGACAGCCTGTTGTCTGGATGCGCATGACCTTCCCGGACCTGACCTTCACCGCATTCATGCTCATCAGCAACCTCAGTCGCTCCGCGCCGTACGACGATGTCACCACCTACAGCTTCGAGGCTTCGGCGACCGCTTCCGACTTCGGCCTGATCGTCGAGGATACCCCCGACGCGGATGCGCCGGACCCGACCAGCATTCAGGTCGTGCCGGAGACCCTCTCGCTTACCGTTGGCGAAGGCTTCAACTTCGAGGGCGTCGTGCTGCCTGTTGGCGCTCCGCAAGGCCTGCGCTGGACTTCCAGTGCGCCGACCGTGGCCGCGGTGAACGCGGTTACCGGCGAGGTGAGCGCGCTGTCGGCCGGCACCGCCACGATCACCGCTGCTTCCAGCGTCGCCCCGACCGTCACCGATACCGCAACCGTCACGGTCATCCCGCTGGTGCAGGGCATTACCGTCTCGCCGACCTCCGTCTCGATCGCCGAAGGCGCCACCCAGCAACTGACCGCCTCTGTATCCCCGACTGGCGCGGCTCCTGGCCTGGTCTACGAAAGCGCGGCACCGGCGATTGCCACCGTGAACTCGACCGGCCTGGTGACTGGTGTTGATGTCGGTACCACCACGGTGAAAATCACCAGTGCGGCGCGGCCGTCGGTGAGCGTAACCGTTCCGGTAACCGTTACTGCACCGTGATCCTCACCGAGATCGGTGAGATAGGCGTACACACGGCCTCAGGGGAGTTCTTTCTCCTGCGGCCGTCCCTGTACGCCATGACCCAGCTCGGTACGCCGGCCGAGATTGTCGACGTCTTCGCGCGAGTCATGAGCGACCCGATCACCGAGAAGCACCAGGCGGACCAGTTCGCCGACGCCCTGGCCGTGGTGGTGGCCTGTAGTGAGCAGGATCTGTCCGACGTGTTTGGCTACTACGACCAGAATCTGGTCTACCGGCCAGGAACTGCGGACGTCGAGCACCTTGTGCCTCTCGCGCGCTGCCTGCTGAAGCACGGCGTCACTGGGGCGCTTCCGCCGCTCCCCCGGCGCCACGACGAAGAGCCGAACTACTCGGGGGAATTCGTTGCGCGGGAGTACGTCGCTACGGCGATAGCGCACCTGGGGCTGAGCGAGCGCGAAGCCTGGTCCATGACCATGACCGGCCTGATCGGCGCTTTGCGCGCGAAATACCCCCCAACCGAATCGAACGCTCCGGGCGCCAGAGCCCCGACCGCGGCAGAGCATGACGCGACGATGGAGTGGTTCGACAAGATCGAGGCCAAGCGCAAGGCGCGGGCGAAAGGAGCACCCTGATGGCTGAGAATGTCGGCAGCATCTACTACACCGTCGAGGCGGATACCTCCAGCCTCGTCAACGGTGCGAACGCCGCCGATCGCTCGCTGGACAGCATGCAGGGTTCCATGCAGCGGACCGATGCGACTGCTGGGAAGTTGCAGACCCGCATGACCAGGGTGGCGGGAGCTGTGCGGCAGGCCAACCAGCAGATCGGCGCCCAGACCTCGGCATACAGCGGGCTGACCCGGGTCGTTGCTGCTTACCTTTCGCTCCGGACGCTCCAGTCGGTCATCGAACTTTCCGACCAGTACGGCCAGATGGCCTCGCGCATTCGGAACGCTACCAGTAGCGCCGAAGAGTACGCCATGGTGCAGGAGCGGTTGTTGCAGACCGCCAACGGCACCTTCCGGGCGCTGAGCGAGGCTCAAGAGGTTTACCTGGCTACGGCTGACACGCTCAGGGATCTCGGCTATACCACGTCCGACGTTCTGGACATCACCGACTCGTTCTCCTACGCGCTGGTTCGCGACGCCGCGCGCGCCGACCAGGCCACCACCGCCATGGATGCGTGGTCCAAGGCGTTGATGAAGAACAAGGTCGAAGCCGATGGCTGGGCCTCGATAATGGCCGCGACTCCGTCGATCGTCGAAGGCATCGCCGAGGCTACCGGGCGGACCCAGGCTGAAATCCGGCAGTTGGGCGCCAGCGGGAAGCTGTCTGTCGAGGCGCTGAACGAAGGGTTTCGCCGCACCCGGGACGAGAACAAGGCACTGGCCGACGAGATGGAAACATCGGTCGCAGACTCGTTTACCAAGCTGCGCAACAGCATGACGGTGTTCATCGGAAAGGTGAACGAGTCGAGCGGCGCCAGCCAGGTCCTGACCAGCAACATCGCCGAGCTCGCGAATGCATTGCAGGACCCCGAGACCATTCGTGCCGCCCAGGAGTTGGCGGCCGGGGTGGTAGGCGCTCTCAACCAGATCATCGCCGGCGCGAAAGAAACCGTTCGGATCGTCAAATGGGCGGCCGAGGGAATTGCCGCGGCGCTACACGGCGCGGCGTCTGACGATATTGTCCGCCTGGAGGACCAGCTCAACACGTACCAGGAGATGCTGGCCAACCCGCTGAAGCGCCTGCGCATCGGCGGGAAAGGGCAGGCGATCGCGCTGTTCAGTGAGGACGAAATCAAGGCGAATATCGCCGCGACGCAAGCGCTGATCGACCAGTTCTACAAGGACCAGGAGAAGAAGCCTCCGGTAGTCGTGCCGAATGTGGAACCACCATCTGTCCAGGGGAAATCGGGCGGGAAGACAGGCACTGTCAACGCCGAGGCCGCTGCCACGACAGGCACGAAGAAGCTCACCGAGGCGCAGAAGGCAGCCAAGAAAGCCGCTCAGGAGCTCGCCCAGGCGCAGAAGGAAAACATCGACACCATTGCCAGCCTCGGCCAGCAACTCGCTCTTGTCGGCCTGAAGGGCAAGGAACTGATGCAGACCCAGGCTGAACTTCAACTCAACGAGTACGCCACGCCGGAGCAGGTCGCCCAGGTCCGCGCGCTCGCCGCGGCACTGTACGAAGCGCAACAGGTCGAAGCCAACAAGCAGTTACTGGGGCAAATGGACCCGATCGCCGGCGAAGACCAGCGCTACCAGACCGAACTGGAGAATCTGAAAAAGCTGAACGAGGCCAAGTTGCTAGAGGACCAGCGCTACCTGGAACTCAAGACGCAGGCCGAGCAACAGCACGATGCCACGATGAAGCAACTGGAGGAGGAGCGATTCCGCCGCCAGGCTGCCGGCAACGAGATGATCATGGCAACGCTTGATCAGGTGCAGCAGGCCGGCACGAACGCTCTGACAGGGCTGATAACCGGGGCGAACAACGGTGCTGACGCCATGCGGCAACTGGCCGGCGCCATGCTGAACCAGGTCGTGGGCGCCCTCGTCAAGGTCGGCATCGAACAGGCGAAGAACTTCATCATGGGGCAGGCCCAGCAGGCGGCTGCGGCGACGACAGCCGCGGCGACAGGTGCCGCTATGGCTTCTGCCTACGCGCCAGCCGCCGCTGCCGCCTCGGTTGCGTCATTCGGTGGGGCGGCAACGGCTGGCCTGACCGCAATGGCGGCTGCCATCCCGGCGATGCTTGGCATGTTCGCTGGTGGCCGACAGTACGGCGGCCCCGTAGGGGCTGGTGGCATGTACCGCATCAACGAGAACGGCGCGCCAGAGGTGTTCCAGGCTGCGAATGGCCGGCAGTACATGTTGCCGAACACCCGTGGAGAGGTGATCAGCAACGGCGACGCCACCGCGCAGGGCTCGCCGCAGATCAGCCTGCAGATCATCAACAACGGTCCTCCGGTTTCCGCCACCGCCACCACGGACGGGAACAACCTGCGGGTAACACTCGATGCGGTCGAGCAGGACTTTGCCAACAAGGTTTCGTCCGGCCAGGGGCTTTACCCGAAAGCAATCGAAGGCGCATATGGATTCAAGAGGGCAGGGCGATGATCAAATGGCCTGATGGCCTTCCCTTTCCGCTCAGGGAGGGGTACGGCTTCAAGACGGTAGAGCCTATGGCCAGGACGTCCCTCCAGAGCGGTCGGGCACGCTACAGGCGGAACTTCAGCAATGTGCCGGTCGCACTGGAGGTTTCCTGGCTGTTCACTGCTGAGCAGGCTCGGCTGTTCAAAGGGTGGTACCGAGACGTCCTGAAAGACGGCGTCAAGTGGTTCGAGTGCGAGCTCAGAACGGAAGAAGGCATTGTTCCGTGCCACCTGCACTTCGAGGGGATCTACGACGGTGGCTATCTCGTCGGGCGCGACCACTGGCGCTTCAACGCGACCGTCGTGATGCGAGAGCGCTCGATCATCGATCCTGGGTGGGCTGAGTTTCTGCCCGAGTACATCCTCCTCGCTGACATCTTCGACATCGCGATGAACAGGGAGTGGCCTCGACATGGCGACGGCTCTTGAGCGGTTCTATGCCTCAGGCGGTGAGGACCTGCAGCTCGCCACGATCGAGTTGTCATGCCCGGCGTGGCCCGAGCCTATCCTCATCTGTCAGGGCTATGACGACATCACCTGCATGACCGAAGACGGGCGGCTGCTGACGTTCATCGCCGGTGCGATCGACGTATCGCTTCCCAAGCGAGACAACAGCGGGAACCAGAACGTTGGCTTTGCGATCGACAACGTGACCGGATTCGCCCAGCAGCGTATCAATGAAGCCCTGGAGGCGGGCGAGTATGTAACCCTGATCCTGCGGATGTACCTGGAGAGCGATCTCACAGCACCTGCTGAGCGTCCGTACCGGATGAGGGTCAAGACGTCGAGTTTCGAAGGTCTCACTGTCCAGGTGGAGGCCGGCTACTACGACCTCATCAACACTGCCGCGCTGCGCCGCATCTACAACGTCAGCGAATTCCCTGGCCTCAAATACTGGCCCTGATCCCATGCCAAACAGATACCTCACCGCCATCTATACCGAGGGCGGGCGGGCCCTGCCGTGCCTTGACTGCTGGGGCCTGACGCTCATCGCGCGGGTTGAGTTGTTCGGGCTTCCGATGCTGACCGACTTCGGCGGTGTCACGCGGCGCACCCCGGTTACGATGCAAAGGGCGTGCGATGCGGAGATCCACCGCGCGCTCGAGCAATGCGAGCCAGGACCTGGGGTCATCGCCGCGGCCTACAGAGGGCGGCTGCTCGATCACGTAGGTCTGCTGGTCGAAGTGGATGGACGCCTCCGGGTTCTCGAAATCAACCCGGGAAGCGGGGTTTCACTCACCCCGCTCCAGAAGTTCTCCGACAAATATTCCAAGGTGGTCTTCTACCGTGATCGAAATCTACCCATCGCTCCTTGACGGAGAACCGCTGGAGCGGCATCCGATCGGCCGCAGGATGACGATTCATGCCTGGCTGACTGCGAATTCGCCTGGGTACCGCTGCCACGACGTTCACCCGTTCTCTATCGGTGTTGTCCCCGCTGAGGTTGCGCTCTGCGATGATCTCACCGACAAGCAGAAAAAGGCCCATGAGGAGTTCATCCATCCGGGAGAGTGGGCCGAGCGCATCATCGACCGCGGCGACATTGTTCGGATCTATAAGCTCCCGCGCGGGACTGATCCGTTCACCATTACGGCGGCATTGTTCAAGGGCGTCCAGTCGGCATTCCGGATGCTCATGCCGCAGTTGCCCGGCATGCCCACAAACCCGGGGCAGGGCGAGTCACTGGCCGACTCCAGTGCGCGAGGGAACAAGGTCAAGTTGGGCGATGCAATCCGCGAAGTCGCTGGCCGTCGCCTGATCTTCCCCGACTACATCCTGCCTCCCAGGAAGTATTTTGCCGGTCCGCGTGAGCAGTGGACCGAAATGCTGCTATGCATCGGTCGTGGTCGGTTCCAGATCCAGGAAGGCGGGGTCAAAATCGGCGATACCACGTTCCTCGCGCTCGGCGCGGAAGCTTCGTTTCAGATTTTCGAGCCAGGCCAGAATCTTGGCTCGCATCCATCCGCTATCTGGTGGCACTCCGCGCCAGAGGTTGGGGCTAGCTCGACAGGTAATGCGGGCCTGGAACTCACCGAGTCCTCGACGCTCACCCCGAACCCGACCGCGACCACGTTCACGTTCACGGGGAGTAACATCATTATCCCGTCTGGAGCCGGCTCGTTCCCATCCGACTGGGTTGCCGGAACGATCCTGCGAGTTGAGGCGCAGTATCCGTACACCGTCGTCGATGGCGGTGGAAGCGCGCGCGACACGATCTCGGGCGATATCGCGCAGCTTGGCCTGTCTGTCGGGACTGAGATTCAGGTCGTCGGCGTTAACTCGGGGCTCTACGTCGTAAACACCGTCAACTCCACAAACCTCACGCTGAACTACGACAGCGGCGCCCCCGTAAATGCCCTGCAAGTGGGTGCCGGTGATGCCGCAATCGGTCTGCGCGGGCTCCGGTTCCGAATCACTGCGTATAGCGCTCAGCAGATCACCGTAGAGCGCCTGACGTCTGCGGGGGCTACCGATCCAAGTTGGCCAGGCTTCTCCCCGCTCAACTCCAGTACGTCCCGCATCACCGTTGATACCTCGAACTCCGAGGGAGGTTGGCGAGGCCCATTCCCGGCGTGCCCAGCGGGCGAGAAAACTAGCGTTGTCGAGTGGGACATCTTTTGCCCGAACGGTTTGATCTTCATCGACCGGAAGGGCAACCAGATTCCGTTGAGTGGCTACTACACGGTCCAGTACCGCGATATGGATATCGGCGGCGCATGGACCTCGCTTGACTACCAGCATAATGGCGCCACGCTCGATCAAATCGGGTTCACGACGCGGCTGAATCTCCCGTACGCCATGCGTCCAGAGATCCGCATGCGGCAGCGATACCCCATCGGGAAAAACGAACTGGAGTTCCGCGACACGCTGCAATGGTACGGCCTGCGTTCGCAGCTACAGGCGCCGACCTCATACGCTGGCGTGACGGTGCTCGCGGTTCGGTATCGGTCCTCTGATCGCATATCCGCACAGACCGAGAGTCGGATCTCGGTAGAGGCTACTCGCATGCTTCCAACCCGCCAGGGCGGAGCATGGACGCCTGAACTCGCAACGCGAGACATCGTCCCGTTCCTCTGCTACATCGCGAAGGAGCGAGGCTATACCGATGCGGATCTCGATCTTGAGGAATTGGATCGGCTGGACGCCCTCTGGAAATCCCGCGGCGACACGTTCGACATGATCTACGAGGACGGCAAGGTCACGGTCGCGCAGATCATGGATGACGTGCTTGCAGCCGGATATGCGGAGAAGACGATCAAGCGCGGCGTGATCTCTGCGGCTCGAGATGAGCCCAGGACAACGTTCGGGCACATGTACTCGCCGCAGAACATGGATGGTCCACTGAGGATCAGCATCAGCGCTCCGTCGGAGGACGACTACGACGGAGTCGATGTGGAGTTCGTCAATGCCAACGGCTGGATCGAAGATACCGTCCAGTGCCGCCTGCCCGGCGATGTCGGTCGGAAGGTCGAGAAGATCACGGCTGTCGGCGTCACAAACCTCGACCGAGCCTGGCGCTACGGGATGCGCCGCAGGATGGCACAGCGATACCGGCGAGCCGAGTATTCGTTCGATACCGGCCTCGACGCGCTGAACAGCGAGTTCTGGGATTATGTGGCCCTCGCCGGCGATGTTCCAGGCCCTGGGCTGGCGCAGAGCGCATATCTGAAATCGTTCGTGATCTCGGGAAACTCGGTGCTGATCGAGTCCAGCGAGCCGCTCGATTGGTCGCTGCTGAACTCTCCGGCGCTGTACCTACGACGCCCAGACGGAACGGTTTCCGGTGGCTACCCGGCATCCAGGATCGACGACTACCGGCTGAGCATTCCCAGCATCGATTTCGTCCCAGATGTTTCCTGGGAAATCGAACCGCCGCACCTGCTGCTGGGAAATCCATACCCAGCCCTGATCAGTTCCATTGATCCCAACGGAAATACCGCGGCATCTGTTCGGGCGGTGAACTACGACCCCAGGGTCTACACCTTCGACAACGCCAGCGCCCCCAACTGACCGCACACACAAATCCAGAGCCCGCCATAGAGCGGGCTTTTTCATGCCCGGAGAATTTGCATGACTACATATGCCACCGGCAATCCGCTTGGCTCCAAAGACCCGCGCTACTTGTACGACAACGCCGAGAACTTCGACGCGGCGATGAATGACCGTACGAATGTTGCGTGGAGAGACAGGTTCGGTGTTTCGCGGAAAACCTGGTTTGGCATCGAGGATCAGGTAAACACCTTCCTCGCCCGATCTGGGTTCGAGTTGCCACCGTTGCAGTATGTCGATGGTTCCCCTTTGACCGTAGATCGCTCGACGCAGACTATCGAGCGGGGTGGCAATCTTTATAGTGTAAAGCTTACATCTTCGTTCCCTGTCGTTCTCTCTGGCAATTGGTCTGAAGATGAAGGTCTACTTGTTGTTCGAGGTGATCAGTCTCTTCGTCAAGAAATTACTAGCACGTCTCCCAGCGAAGGATCTTCGATCATTGGTAACGCAACTGTATCTGTATCTTCAGTTGCGGACATAAAAAATCAGACTAAAAGACCGGATCTTAAGCTCTCTTTGTCTTCATATCATCCGCTTGGAACGTCTGGTGGCGGGGAATTTATTTGGAGCCCATCTACTCCTAAATCTCAGCATGACGGAGGAACCATCTTTAGCCCGACTGTCCCATGGGATGGTTCGCAGGCCACGCTTTCAGACTACTTGGATGGCGATGGAGAAACAGACCCTTCTGGGGCTGGATGCTGGCTGAGGATTTTTGATGATGTGAAGCTGGAGTATTTTGGGGGGGTGGTTAGTGAGACCATAGACTCATCAGCATCGTATTTGGCAGCTCTTAGGTACTGCATTTCAAATAACAAAGAACTTCATCTTCCTGATGGGGTTATTCGAGTAAATTCAACAGCCGTAATTAACGGGTCTACCACTCTGTTTTCGTCTGTAAAATTAGAGGTACGTTTAAGACGAGCGGTGTTGCTGCAGGTTATGTTGTGAGTCGAGTTGGTAGCCTGATATATACTGACGGAAACAGCGCTCTTGATATTTCGTTCAATGACTTCAGGAATGAAAACTTCGATATCCGTGGCGTAGCATTCGTTGATACATCATTCTATCCGGCTGGAACTCCTGCGAGCCCAAATCCTGCAATAATTATCAGAAAGGGTAATCCTGACGGTAGCAGTAATAGATATATAACTGGCAACGTACTTGAGGATGTTGCTTTCGTTAGTTACCAAGATGCTGTTAAGACTGTTGGTATTGCTACAGGTCTTCCGGCATACAACTATGTAGGACCAACCTCGTTTAATCGCGTGTATTTCTACAGGTGTGGCACTGTAATGCACCTGCAAGACTGCACGTACAATCACCTGTTCATGAATGAGTGCCTGCTTTTTGATATCTCATCGCAAGCCATCTTTCTTAGTAAGACTGATAGCGGTACTGGCGGTAACGTTGTAGTCACTTTCAGTAACTGCGTATTCGAATCTATTTGGGGCATTATGAATACGGCTAACGGATTGACGTCTTCATCTATGCGCAATACGGCAGTTTTCAACTCGTGCAATAGAGAGTTCTGCGGACTTTATGGTCCGACTGGTGGTGGCGGAAACTTTGCAGGAAGCCCGCTTGGGTATATCGGGCATACTGATGTAATGATCAATGGCAACTGGGAGAGAGGGCAAGCGTTTGGTGAAACGACTTTGCCAGCGATTGACCCTGGAGCAGTTGTTTTTGCAAGCAGATATGTAGATGTCATTATGAATGGAGGGCAAGTTGGTTCGCCAGAATATGTCAACGTCGTTGACGTTAGCGGAACGATTCCAGCATCTGGCAGCCTGACAAAAACTTTCAACGTGAGCGGTTCGTTTGTGTTGAATGCTGACGTCGCCTATGACGACGGGTTTGGCGGGCACCAGAACGTTGTTGCCTACGGCAACCCGACTGGTTCAAAGGCTCGGGACGTGACGGGTACGATCATTTCTGCTGGCCTGACTGCAACCTACGGCGATGGCCCATCTGGCGCGGCGTTCACGGTAACGTTCAACAACGGTACCGCGTCGCCGATCAATGTGAAGATCCGAGTCACGAACAAAGCCGGCCTGATCGTTACTGTTTCATGAGATGCAGCCCGAGACTCTATGACCAGCCCGCACTCTGCGGGGTTTTTTGTGCCTGGAGATCAGCATGCCTATCACTGAGCAGCAACTGCTGCAAATCCTCCCGAACGCCGGCCCTCGCGCCGGCGTTTTTGTTGGTGCGCGTCACGCAGTACCTCGCCGATCCCTGCGCAGGTAAGACTCCCTTTCCCGCCGAGCGGCGAGCCGACCGCTGGCCCGCACCGCAATATCGACCGGTATTCCGGCTTTGATGCGCTGGTGGGCGGTAGAGACGTTGACTCCGAAGTGGGCGCAGGCCTGGGCAATGCTGGTGAACTGAGTGCCGTCGATCTCGACTCGTGTCAGGCGTCGCTGGTTCTCGGACGCTTGCTGCTGGATCGTGGCCCATCGGCAGTTTTCAGGACAGTAGTCACCGTCTGGGTCGATTCGATCGATGCTGTACCTCCCAGCAGGCCGAGGCCCCATGTCTTTGAGGAAAGCCTCGAACGACTCTTTCCAACGTTCGCAGACCTTGATACCGCGACCGCCCCAGTTAGGGAAGTCCTTGTACTTCTCGTCGTAGCACCTGCGTTTCATGCCTAGCCAGGTTCTGTACTCCGGGGTTTTCAACCCTCGACGGCTGTGTCCGTGCGCGGTGACTTTGGCTGCACGCTTCCTGACGAATTCCCTATTTGAGCCAAGTGCTGAAGCCCATTCGCTGGCGAGGCATCCGCACGAACGTGTCGAGCCGCTTCGCAGGTTCGACGACTTCACTTTGACCTCGGCTCCGCACTCACACCGGCAGAGCCAGACAGATCCTCCATTTTTCCCGGGAGAGTCGTAGGCGACCACCAAAAGACGCCCATAGCGAAGCCCGGAGATATCGATCCGTTTCATTTCATTCACCTATTGAGAGAGGGACCGCCGATGGCAGTCGTTTCCGAGAAAACCGCTGGAGGGAGGAACGTTCTTGCGTTCTTGGACATGCTTGCGTGGTCTGAGGGGACCAGCACGATCAGAGGTAGCGACAACGGCTACAACGTTGTTGTCGGTGGAGGGCTGTTCAATGGGTACGCTGATCACCCGCGCCTGAAGGTCTATCTGCCTCGGTACAAGGTTTATTCAACTGCGGCAGGCAGGTATCAGCTTCTTTCGAGGTACTGGGATGCCTACCGCGAAAGCCTGGCGCTGAAAGGCGGCTTCACCCCGGCTAACCAGGATCTGGTGGCGTTGCAGCAGATTAAGGAGCGCCGCGCGCTGGTAGATATACAGGCCGGTCGCTTGGCGGATGCCGTGCAGAAGTGCTCCAACATTTGGGCAAGCCTGCCGGGGGCTGGTTATGGCCAGCGCGAGCATTCTCTCGATGACCTGGCAGCGCACTATCTTGCAGCGGGCGGGGTGCTGTCGTGATCTCGGCCCGCGTGATTTCGATCGCGCTGGCCTGCCTGGTGCTGGTCGGCCTCGGCGCCGCCGGCGGTGTCTGGATCGGAGCGCGGCACTACCGGCCGCAGCTCGATGCCGCACGGTCGGATCTGGTCGCCTGCCGTGCCTCCCGGGGAGAGTTGGAATCCGCAGTGGCGGAGCAGGTCCGGCAGGTTGCCGCGCTACGCCTGGCCGGCGAGCAGCGCGCCAGGGAGGCAGCCCATGCGCTGGAGCAGGGACGACAGCAGGCCGCTGAGCAGTATGCCGCAGCCCATCGCCTGCTGAGTCAGCGAACCGCCGGCGAGGAGTGTGCGGCCGCCGATGCGGTCCTCGATCAGGAGCTGGGTCTATGAGGGCGGTGCTGATGCTGATGATTGTTGCGCTGGCGGGATGCGCCGGCCAGGTCGAGCCTGAGCCGCGCACGGTGCGCGTAGAGGTGCCGGTGGCGGTGCCGTGCCGGGTGCCGGCGGTGGAGGTGCCGGCCTGGGCAACCGCTGGGCTGAAGAAGAGCGACGATATCCAGACCAAGGTCCGTGCGTTGCTCGCCGAACGCTTGCAGAGGATCGGTTACGAGGCGCAACTGCTGGCGGCCAACAGGGCCTGTCAGGATTAGGAGTAGACTACGGCCTTTTCCTACGAGGGCAGGGCATGCTGGTCATTCGATTCAAGGGCTGGTCGGTGAAGCTCGACCACCAAGTTGGCAGCGCTGGGAAACATGGCATCTGGTCGTTCCACGGCTCGGAGAGCAGCTACGTACCGGACATGGAGACGATTCTCCGGCATGCTGCTATTCGGCCAGCGGAGCCGAAAGAAGGCGGGGAGGTCGAGGTATTCATCTGTGATTCGCGTATGCCGCAGGACGAATGGCGGCCTGTCGGTAGCGGTGTTGCGGCCTACGAGTCGGACCGCTGAATGCTGCCGTGACGGAAACGTGAAGCACGGAAATGGAAAACGTGAAAAGGAATTTCACGATTGGCACAGTTTAAGTGATTGCGGTCGGCGTAAACTGTTGTAATATAAGCGCTTCTGAGGTGCGAGACAGGATTTAGGTTCCAGCGCCGCAAGGCGTGAGAGTTCGAGTCTCTCCGTCCGCACCACCTTCAGGCTCGGCTTGTCCGGCCGCTGCGGTTGAGGCCGGAACGTCCGGCACGATTCACGATATGGTGGGCGTAGCTCAGTTGGTAGAGCACAGGATTGTGGCTCCTGGTGTCGTGGGTTCGATTCCCATCGTCCACCCCATATTTCGAAGCGCCAGGCCTTGTGCCTGGCGTTTTCGTTTGCGCTTCACGATCTCTTCTCCGCTTGTCTTTCCGGCACCCAGCCCGCCCTCATGGGGCGACGGCAGGTTGAACTTGTTCCAGCTCCGGCGCTCTTAAGCGAGCCCGTCGTTCCTGGCGGGTCCGTATATGCAGTCTGGGTGAAGCGACATGTCGATGAAATGGACCGAGCAGCGCTTGCGCAAGGCTCTCAAGCAGATGGCGAACAATCATGAATCGGCTGCGGTCGAGGTCATGCGCGCCGTCGAGCGGGCGAACGATCCGAAGCTGGCGCAGCGCCTGCTCGAGGTGATCGAGCAGATGCACCAGGATGCCGATGCGCTGCGCTCCATCGACGACGAAATCGCCAGCGGCGTGATCCGTTGCCAGTGAGGCCGTAGACGCTCCGCAGTTCAGGACTTCCCGGCGGAAGCCGGCGCATCCGGCCGGTTCGCCAGTTTCGGGCGCCAGGTCGCGCCCTGGGCTGTGTTCCGGCGAACGGTATAAGGTTGGCGGCCGCGGAAGGCGAAGGCGGTGAACAT